AGACATCTTGTGGAGACAACACCCGACCATAGTAGCGAGTTAAACCAATCTTTCCACTGAAACCAACATCCTTTGCAAGGATTAGATTTCCTTTTTGATCATTCTGATTGGGTGGATTATAAATAGTATAAGGATGCACGTCCGTATCCATGAGTTTTCCATTGATATAGGTGTCCGTATTGTTTGTATTAAAGCATACCGTAATATTCACCCATTTTTGTATATTGATATTGGGTATTGTAATGGTTTGTGTGCTCATGGTTAGATTATCCTTTTGGGAATAAACATCATATTTTACGATTAAGTTATTTTCATATTGATCGAGGGTTAATGTAGTTGCATTGGCATTTTTTCTTTCAAAATAAAGGATACTCTTTTCCGTTCCAAAGTTTGTGTTCCAATCATCAATATAGATCCAGGTAGAAAGCGTATAGATTTGGTCAATAGAGGAAAACTTATCAGACGAATAAATGTAAGAGGACGAAGCATCGATCGGTATATCTACTACTTCATAGTATCGTTTAAAGATAGATAAATTAAATACGAAATAGAAACCTAATACCAACAAAAATACGATTAGTACTGTTTTCATGGTGCCAGAAACTTCTTCGGCAAGCAATAGATAAGATCCTACGACTAATATAAGAATAAGAATAAAGGCAGTAAAGGACCACAAATTCATTATATTATACGGGTATTTTTTTATTATGGAAAGCAGAATAAATACTGTTAATCTTGCGACTACCTATAGGTAATTCGTAGTATTTCATGTTTCCAATACCGCCTATGTTTTTATTTGTGCTGGATCCTACGACCAGAAGATCGTCTGGATCCAGATAGGTCAGGACATCTGGATAGGTCCCTACCAAGTGATTGTTAATAAACAAGTCGAGGGTTCCGTAGTTATAATTCATGACAATAAAATTCCAACGCTGATAAAGTATTTTTGTGGTTTTATAGAGTATTTTTTCGTTAGATCTTCCCGCGTTCAGGATCACGACTAAAGAAGATGTAGACGGTTCATAATAAAGGGACGGTCTACTTCCAAACGAATAGATCAATTGCCTCTCGGTTGATTCTATTTTCTGTAAATAAACCCACGAGGTTAAAGCGTAATGATAAATATATTTCGAAAGACGTTTTTCTTCTGGCAACAACAACAACGGAGAGTAGGCAAGTGCATCCAATGAAGCGAACACAACGGAATAGAGGTAGTTTAGTTTTTCCATCAAGGTCAAGATCTCTGGATGTTGAATAATAAACGCATTCATCCGTTGTTCCGCAGTTTCATCTGAAAAAGCATCTTGTAAGGAAGAATCGTAAAAATTACCCAAACGTTGTTTGAAGACATCTAAAGAAATAAATTGCGTGTCTTGGTTTGAAAGTGAGGTAAACGATTCTTTCATTCTCTTTTCGTAATATGGATAGGTTACGGAATCTGGAGGAACCATGAAATGGATGGCATCTCCTTCATGTATTCCTTGTAATTGAATGGGAGACCCAGATGACTTTGTTTCCATCTCTTCTTGTTTTTTTAACGCCCATTTCTGAAACCAACGATCATAAAAGGGTCTTTGTTCTAATATTTTCTCTTTTAATTCATCTGAAGTGATGGAGAATGCATCTTGATTTAAATAGACAGGTGAGTCTATTAGAAGCACTCCATCGTTATTGTATTGCACTTTTCGTAAGAATGGATAGAGATAAAAGATAAAAATATAAATTAACAACAGAATAAATACAATGAATACGGTAGATGGCGTATTCTCGTAATCTTTTTTCATATAATCAATCGAATCTGTAATTAAACATGGAATATACATGATGAGAGTCTTGAGTAGTTCAAGTGTAGGCGAATCAAACTTGACCTCTTGAGTTACTTGACTAAACAAGGCGAGACATAGAATCACTAAACCGATAGAAACCCAAAAGGAATATTGAAACAACCATAGAATACCTTTTTCTATCGCTTTGAAAAACAGATAACCTATGCCCGCAATACATAGAAAATAAAATAAATAGTATAGATATTTGTATAGATAAGACATGAAATTTACACCGAGTTCACGTGTAGTGTCTCCTTTATAAATTTCCTGTTTTGAATAATATTCTATAAAGATAAAAAATCCAAACACGGTAATAAGGCATAAGATCATTACACTGATTCTAAAGTGCTTGATGATCCCATAAGGATTTGCTGTAAATATATAATAGAATAAGACCAGTAAGAAGACAAATATAAATAAAAGAAGGCGACTATTGGAAACTTCATAGGACATTGTTATAGTAATCAGATATTTTCCATGGATGTTTTCTCTCCGTGACAATTTCTACAGAGTGCTACTAAATTTTGAACATCGTTCGTTCCGCCTTGATCTAAACGTTTGATATGATCTACTTCAAACCAGGCGGTTAATTGTTCGTGACATTGCTTACATTTCCAATTTTGTTGAGATGCAATGTATTTTTTCTTGGTTTCACTGACGCTTCGTTTATGGGTGCGACTAGAAGTGTTAATCTTTTCAATCGATCGTTCCTGTTCGTTTTTTTCTAGAAAAGGTTTGATCAAGTCCTTCGCTTGTCGGTCGATCGGCAATACATGTATGTAATTTTTCACAGCATTCATGGTGCTCCAACTTTCATTTGGATTACGACTCATCACTAAAAAGAGACCGATACCAAAGACGGCAATCGCTGCCATTTTGTAGTATTTTATTTTTGTTTTTAGATGATTCACTAAGAAATTATCATGATAAGTGTTATACATGACTCCTCCTGTGATCAACAATACTATAAATTTAAGATTCATATTATTCTAGATAGAAAATAAAAGAGAAGGAACAACACAAGAAAAAAAACGAGAGAATGATTTTGCTGATAAGAATTAGGTGGAGCATATAAATCCTCCATGTATTCTTTCTTCGTCTTGATTTTTTGTGTAGGAATTATTCCCTGATTCACATAAAGAAGATATCCATATTCTTGCAAGGATTCACGAGTATCCCAGTAAGATTCAATCGGATATTTTCGAGTCCATCCATAAAATGCATTTTGTTTGTCTTCGGGTAAGAAAAAGGGGATAGATTCGATTAATTGTTTCATTTTCTTCTGATTGGGTTTACTGGGTGTATAATGATAACAGGCGTAACGAAAATAATCATAAACTACTTGGTGATTCATTGTAGGATTCATCGTAGGATTCATCCCCATTAGATTCATATAAAGAAATGGATATAAATTATCCAGCATGGACACAAAGAAATATTTATGCAACAATTGTGGAAATTATGGTCATTTGTTTTATAATTGTAAAAAACCGATTACTAGTTTAGGCATCATTACCTATCGTTATACTCCGGAGGGGGTAATTGAGTATTTATTGGTGCAGCGTAAAGACACCCTAGGTTATGTAGATTTTCTTAGAGGTAAATATTCGGATACGAATCTATTTCAATTAAAAAATATCATGGACGAAATGACGGTGGAGGAGATTGATCGTATCCATTCATGTGAATACAAGGAACTGTGGTATAAATTATGGAATAAAGTCACCGAAACGTATGATAGTAAGAATGAAGAAAAGTTCAATTGGATCAAAAAGAATAAATCAGATTTAATCGTTCATTCTACGTGGACAGAACCAGAATGGGGATTTCCAAAGGGACGTCGTAACTTTAAAGAACGGGATTTAGAATGCGCCATGCGGGAGTTTGAGGAAGAAACCGGTTATAAAAAGAAGAGTCTAATCTTTGTCAAGAACATGAACCCCGTAGAAGAAATTTTTACAGGTTCCAATCTAAAGTCCTATAAGCATCGTTACTTTATTGCATACATGCAATACGAAGATACAATAGACGAGTCCCATTATCAAAAAAGTGAGATCGGAGCAATGAAATGGTTTACGTATGAGGAAGTAATCCATAGAATCAGACCCTACAATGTAGAGAGACTAGATCTGTTGAAGGATATACACTCTTTGGTAGGTAAATATACCATTTTTTAATATGAAATAAATATAAATGACCGATATTTATCCACATTTAGATGATCCACAGTTCCAAAAGAAGATTACTCTCAAAAAAGAGTTCCGCTACAAGTATGATGGAACGATTGATTCCGTCAAGGAAAAATCTAAAACGTTATGTAAAAAATCAGCATCTTTTGAATTGAGTCCACATCAAGAGTTTGTAAGAAAGTTTATTTCGTATCAAAATCCATATAATAGTTTGTTACTTTATCACGGTCTTGGAAGTGGCAAAACCTGTTCCGCGATCAGCATCACAGAATCATTGAGACAATACTCTAAGTATATTCCTCAATTTAAAAAAATACTTATGGTTGCGTCTCCCAATGTGCAGGAGAACTTTAAACTTCAATTGTTTGATCCTTCTAAACTCACAAGAGTGAATGGTCTGTGGAACTTACACGGTTGTGTAGGGAATGCACTCTTGAAAGAACTCAATATAGACAATACTCAAGCAATGAAACGTGAAGATCTGATCTATCGTATTAAAAAGATCATTAAGGACAATTATTCTTTCATTGGTTATGGTAGTTTTGCTAATTTCATAGAAAAACAACTCTCGAATAGGAATGTGAAAAAGTTACAGAACATGTTTCGGTCACGTATTATTGTCATTGATGAGATTCACAACATTCGTATTACAGAGAAATCCAGTGACAGTATTGGTAAGAAAATAGCATCTATGCTCAATAAATTGGTGCAATATGTAAAAGGGATCAAGTTTATCTTTTTAACTGGAACACCCATGTATAATGATCCAAAGGAAATCATCTATTTGCTGAACTTGATGAACTTAAACGACAATCGCGGAACCTTGCAGATCAAGGATGTCTTTACGGAGTCAGGCGATCTAAAAGAAGGTGGTGCTGAAAAATTACAAGAAAAGGCAAATGGATATGTCTCCTATGTTCGTGGTGAAAATCCTTATGTTTTTCCCTATATGATTACTCCTTCTATGTATAAAGATCCTCATTCTTCGCTCTTGTCTCCTCCTCCCACGATCCAATTCAACGACAAAAAAATTACTCCCATTCAACATCTAGATTTGTATAGAGTGGAATTATCGGAGATTCAAGAAAACGCCTATTTAAAAAACATTGAATGGATCGAAGAAAAGAAAACAGAAGATTTTGAAAACATTGATTCACTGGGTTACAATGACCTGATGAAACCCATTCAGAATCTTTTAATTACTTATCCTCATGAAGAGGGTCATTATACAGGAGATGAAGGATTACAGTATGTGATGCAATATCGTGAGTCTCTTTACCCTCCTTCTAGAAATGACTTTGTCTATAACGACACTCCATTGAAAGACATGTTTCGATATGATCGCATAGGAGACTATAGTTCTAAAATAAAGACTTTGTTGGATCATATTCTTGATTCCAAAGGAATTGTATTGGTCTATTCGCAATATATCAATGGAGGACTTGTGCCCATTGCACTTGCCCTGGAAGAATTGGGATTCAAGCGTTATGGAGAAAAATCCAAAACTCTATTCCGAGACAAGAAGACGGATGCGAATGTATACAATTTGAGAAATGACCCTTCTTATTCCGGCAAATTTAAAAAAGCAACGTATGCCATCATTAGTGGTGAAAAAATGTTGAGTCCAGACAACAACGAAGAGATCAGAGCACTCACTCACGACAACGAAGAGGGTCAACAGGTAAAGGTTGTCTTGATCTCTCAAGCGGGCACGGAAGGGATCGATTTAAAAAATGTGAGGCAAGTCCACGTGATGGAACCATGGTATAATTTGAACCGTATAGAACAAATCATCGGGAGAGCAAGGCGAAATTGTAGTCATAGTGAACTTCCGTTGTCTGAACGTAACTTTATGTTATTTTTATATACAAGTGTATTGAAAGAGGTAGAACGAGAAACATTGGATACTTTACTTTATCGTATGGCAGAAAAGAAGTCTATCAAGATAGGAAAGGTAAGTCGTCTATTGAAATCAGTGTCGGTAGATTGTTTATTGAATCAAGAGCAGCAGAACTTTGCACGAATGACGGAGACAATTCCATTAGTGTTGAGCAATGGTCAGTCTATTCTATATGATGTAAAAGATAAACCCTTTAGTAGTTTATGTGATTATAGCAAGGATTGTGAATACCAATGTATCAATCAAATCAAACCGTCTGATCAAGAAGATGTTCTTACGTATTCGTATAAAGATACACAGAACAATAAATTGGAAGATAAAATCAAGACTCTTTTTTCAAAGAAACATGTATATTCAAAAGAGGAAATCTTATATTTGATTCGTGGATCGACCGAAGAAGTGTTACGAACCATGATGGATATGATTGAACAAAGAACCCCGGTCAGTGACAAATATTCTAAACTAGGATATCTTGTTCAGATTGCAGACCTTTATTTGTTTCAACCCATGGAATTGACTGATCCAAGAACTCTTTTATACGACAGAACCCGACCGATTCCATTCAAACCGAAATCCTTTGTCTTAGATATAGAAAAGGGAAAGGAAAAGGACAAAGAAACAGAAGGGACTAAAACCAAAGATATATTGTATGACTTGGAACAACTTTATCAACAAGCGACAATACCCACAGAAGATCCAGAAGAAGATTGGTATTTGTTGTTTCCGAAAGCATCCGAATACATGATGACTCATGCAGATTTTACACAAGATATGTTAGATAAGTTTTTGATCACACATTTATGTGAACAACTTACCATGGACAAAGAAGTGAAGGTGCTTCAGTCAATCTATTCAAAAAAGGATTGGACCCCTTTTGAGGAGAAGATCAAGTCTTATTACGAAGAACAAATGGTTACAAAGGATGATATTACCGCCATTGGTTTACTAGACAAAGATGGACCACGAAGTTCATTGGCGATCTATGTTCAAACAGACACTTCGTGGAGAAAGGCAACTCCTACGGAAAAGGAATTATTCAAGGATATCTATACTTTAAAAAAGGGAGCGATGCATTCTACCATTGGATTCATGGGATATTACACGGATCATACCTACCAATTTAAAATAAAGGAAAAGAAGAATCCAGATACAAGAGGCAGTTATCTATTGATTAAGAAAAAGAGTGACATTATTGACTTTTTAAATGAAGTCATCCTCAAAAAAATCGTCTTTACCAAAGAGAATACAAAATCAGAAAAAATTACACGCACTGAATTGACGATTCTTGCCGAACTCTATATGAGACATTTAGATGAAGTCAAAAAAGAACGCTACTTTCTCTCCAAAATAGAGTATCATTTGTATATAGAAAAAAATTGAAATAAATAAATAAATCTAAGAAAAGGTAGCATGTTCCAACCGATTTATCTAGAAGAGTCTATTCTTGTCCCTTTTCAATTATGCGGTTCTCCAGAAAAATACTTTATGAATTATGCGCGAGATAAAATGGAAGGACGTTGTAGAAAGGAAGGATATGTTTCTAAGAAAAGTGTCACGATACAGTCCTATTCAGGTGGGGTATTGTTTGAGGATGCAGTATCCTTTGATGTGATCTTTAAAGCAAATGTTTGTAATCCTCCAAACGATACGATTACTGAGTGCAAAATATTAAACAATACCAAAATAGGGATTCGTGGTATTTATCAAGACGAAGACAATCCGATTATATTCTTTGTGAGCAGAGAACATAATCCGACCAAGAATTTTGACGAGTATGTGATAGGACAAACCATCCAAATCAAGATCATAGGGACTCGGTTTGAATTGAATGATACTGCAATTTCTTCCATATCTGAAATCATTTAAATACGTTTTCATTGTATTTTTTAATGAACGCAGATTTAGACAAGATGACAAGAATCATTGAAAGTTTTTCAAAAGAAGAACACATTCATGTCTTGAATATTCTCATGGAAAAAGATGCCTCTTGTGTAAGCGAGAACAGCAATGGAACCTTTGTTCAGATGGACGAGGTTCAACCTGACACGATTGACAAGATCAAACAGTATATTGATTATGTATTATTGAAAGAGTGTGATATAAAAACAATTGAAGACACAAAGGAACGTTTAAAAAGTAATATAAATGAATAACAGAATACTATTCAATGATTGCATCGTTCTCTCCTTATTTCATGAAGAGTAGTTTTGATCTTCCTGAGATGACCCACCGAAAAAAACGGAAAAAGACACCCCCTAGTTTATTCACTCAATTTTATAAGAGAGTGCATGAAATAGATCGCGCGCATATTGACGACAAGACTTACCAGGAATGGATTGAACGAACCCGACTTGCTGAAAAATTGGAACCCTTGAAGTTCAAACAAAAGGAAACGATTATCAATAACCTGGTGTATGACAAGGAACTTTCATTAGAAACCCTTTCGATTCTTTGTAGTTTCTACAAAGTCAATCTGATCTATGTGAAAGGAAGAACCGTAGTGAAAATGATACATTCCGATAAACCCATTTGGTTTATGAACGAATCGAATCAATTTATAGACGAGATCAACATAGAATCCTATTTGGAGATTACACTTGAGAAACCATTGAAATCAGTTAGTTATTACAAATTAGCAGATTTACAAGACATGTCTACACGTCTTTTGTTGCCTATAGAAAAATACAAAAAACAAGAGCTGTATAACTCCATCAAACAAGTATTGGCAAAATTATATAAAATTGAATCATGAAATAAATCAATCGTACTATATATAGCATGAGTTTACATTCGGCGTTATCTATCTATGAATCTCTATTGAAATTCAAGTTTGATAGACGAAGTTCTAAACCCATAGAAGAATATGACTTGAGAAAAGGGAATGTGCATCTGGAAGGTGAAGTTCGGTTTCACTCGGTAGATAAGATGCAATTTGAGCGTGTATATTCAAGTCTTTTGTCTTATGGATTCCTCAAAACAAAAGAGGAATACCAACTTAAACTGATTCACTATTTAAACGATTCCATGTCTAAGATTCGTTGTGAATTGAATGATTTGTCTCACATTCAAGAGTTTTGCAAGACCAATATCCTTCCCCCTGAGACGGTCTATATTTTAAAGCAACGTATGGAGGAATATCCTCAATATTACGAAAACAAAGATTTCCAATTTCGGTTTGCGATTCAAAAAGAAGTGACTTTGGATCCTTCAGACAAACGTATAGACGAAATTCAGACCAATTCAAGTATCTCGGACAAAAGTTTTCGTTATATGAATCGTGTGACACTTGCTCATCCAGAAATGCCTGAAATTCAAGTGGATTTAAGTATTGTAAAATCGGTGAAAAACAGAGGTGATCTCGTGAAAGAAAAGACCTTTTCAACAAGTAAGTTATTTAATGAAGAAGAAACCTATGAAGTAGAGATTGAGTTGTCCGATTTGGAAAAAATACACAAACATTTCGCTCATGCAAAACAGTCGATTCAAAAAACGATCCGTTATATTCAATGTGGTATTCAGAACTCCTCTTATCCGATTTCTAAAAAAGAACAAAACGAACTATTGGATGAATATTTGTCTCTGATCTTTGTTACTGATAAACCCAAGACGATAGATACGAAAAACTTCATAGGACCTTCTTCGTATACCTTACAGAAGATCAATGTGGTAAAAGACCCGGACAATCAGGCGCCTTGTATCTTGAAAGACTTCTGTGTTACAGAAAAAGCAGATGGCGAACGACGCATGTGTATGATTTCTCGAAATGGTCGAATCTACATGATCGATACGAATATGAAGGTTCAATATACAGGATGTTTTACAAAAAAAACTGAATTATTTGCTACCTTGTTAGATGGGGAGTTTGTGCCTTTTGGGTTACAGCATACTACATTGGATCTATATGCAGCATTTGATCTTTATTTCTACAATGGAAAAAATACGAGACGAGAACCCTTTTATAGTAAAACAGAAAAGAAGAACCGTTACGATCGCTTGCGGTTGGTGATGCGATCTATACAAGACTCTGTAGAATATGAAAGCGAAACAAATACAATGAAGTTTAGAGTGAAAGAGTTTTATATGACAGATGAAACTACAACCATTACTGAATGTTGTCAGAAACTATTTCATAAAATAGATTCGGGTGTCTTTGAATATGAGAATGACGGACTGATCTTTACCTCCATGACACTTGGAGTAGGTATGGAAAATCCAGAAGATAAAGTGAAAAATTATAAATATACTTGGGCGCATAGTTTCAAATGGAAACCTCCCGAGTTCAATACCATAGACTTCCTCATTGAAATGAAAGGTGACACTCATTATATCTCTTCTATCAAAACCCAAAATACAGAACCATATCAAATGGTTCACCTATATGTAGGTCATGACCCGAGACAAGGAATGCTTCACCCACAAGATCTCTTGTTTCAGGGAAAAGTTCCCAGTGTAACGGATACACGTTATACCAAGACCCTATTTATTCCAAGTGATCCGTATGATGCAACTGCTTATCAGGCATATTTACCCTTACAGGATAATCAAGGATCCATGATGTGTTTTACAGAGAACAAAGAGGTAATTGAAAACGATTCTATCGTGGAATTTAAATATGTCTTTACCGAAGACAAACGATTTCGATGGATTCCACTAAGAGTGCGTTACGACAAAACGGCGGATTATCGTAAAACTCAACGAAACTTTGGTAATTCTTATCAAGTTGCAAATAGCAATTGGTATAGTTTATATTATCCGATTACGAAAGAGATGTTATGCGATGTTTCACAACTTCCCGGATTCAAAGAATTAGACTCTACCGTCTATTACAATCGTTCAGGCAGTAAATCTTATACGATTCAACTAAGAAACTTCCATAATCTATTCGTAAAAAGCACCTTATATGATTCAGTCATGACTCGTGGTTGTCTCTTGATTGACTATGCCGTAGGTAAAGGTGGAGACATTTCCAAATGGATGAACAATCACCCCTCATTTGTATTAGGGATTGATATATCCAAAGATAACATTCACAACTCCAAAGACGGCGTATGTGTTCGATATCTTGAGACAAAAAGCAAGAGACGTAATCTATTTGATGCCTTGTTTATTGCAGGAGACAGTAGTAAAAAAATCATGGGCGAAGAGTTTGCGGTTCAAGAAGACAAAGAAGATGAACAAAAGAGTCGGTTTGTCTTTCAGCAAATCATGGGACTTAAAGAAAAATCACGAATCTATGGTTCCTATATTGAAAAGAATTATGGAGTCGCACGAAATCTATTTGATGTAGGATCTATCCAATTTGCATTACACTATATGTTTAAGAATACCGATACCTTTCATACCTTTATGAAAAATTGTGCAGATACTATCAAGGTAGGAGGTTATTTTATAGGCACTTGTTACGATGGTTCCAAAATATTTAATGCCTTGAAAGACGTAAAAGAAGGAGAAAAAATAGAATTATACAAATCGGAAGAGTGTAAAGACCAAAAAACCAGTTCATTGAGTCAAATGAAAAAGATCTGGTCTATTACCAAAAAATACGATCGTGAGTCATTCCCTGCAGACGAAACCTCGCTTGGACTTACGATCGGAGTATATCAAGAGACCATCAATAAAGATTTTGATGAATATCTTGTGAACTTCCCCTATTTTATAGAAAAAATGAAACATTATGGGTTTGATGTAGTAGAAAAAATGCCTGGCATGGACGTCCCAGGTATTGGAAACTTTAGTATTCTATATGATGCTATGATCAAACGTGGTGGAACCTTTCTCATGTGCGAAAAAGAAAAGGAAATCTCTTTCATGAATAAGTATTTCATCTTCAAAAAGATTCGAAAGGTGGACAGCACATTGATTCATCAAACGGTGTCTGAAGTCTCCTACACTAGAATAGGAAAGGCGGTTAAACAGAACAGGTCCATACAATTAAGAAAATAAAGATAGAGATTTTGTCTCTAATAGATTAACGATGAATAGTTACACCATTCATGAATTAGTTCCGGTTCTTCTAGGAAATCAAATACAATATAATCAACAACCTGTTACCTATACAAATAAGACCCTGCGAAAATATATCCATACCATCAAACAGGAGATAGACCATTGTCTGTTGGAATGGGAAAAAAACAAACGAAAGTTAAATCCTTATGAATATATCAACACACCCTTTGATTCTTTTAATCCATGTGTATGCGCTTATAAACCTATTTCTCGTGCATTTTTTAAATTACTAGAACTGTTGAATACCTATTCCTTTGTATTTCCAAAGGTGATGCGTTCTTTTCATTTGGCAGAAGGACCTGGTGGTTTTATAGAGGCGATCCAACATCTTCGTAAGAATAAATTAGACACCTATTATGGTATGACTCTGATAGACAATCACAAAGATGTTCCACTTTGGAATAAATGTGAAAGAAGTGTTATGAAAGACTCACGTATTGTGATAGAAACGGGTGATGGAACAGGGAATCTATACCATCTTGAGAATTTACTTTATGTGAGAACTCATTATGAACACATGATGGATTTTATTACGGCAGATGGTGGTTTTGATTACAGTGTTGATTTTAACCAACAAGAAGAAAGTTCACTCCATCTTATTTTTTCGGAAATATGTTTCGCCTTGATGATGCAAAAAAAGGGGGGTCATTTTATCTTAAAAGTATTTGATACATTTTGTTCCTCTACGCTAGAACTCATCTATTTACTTACCTATTTGTATGAAGATGTGATTATTTGTAAACCGATGACAAGTCGTCCTGCAAATTCTGAAAAATATATCATATGCACCAATTTCAAAATGGTTCCAAACATTCAAGAAATCAAGGATCGTATTTGTGAAATGTATGAACAAGTTCAGTCCAATCCCTATACGTCTATTTTAAACATAGAACTTCCGAATCTTTTTCTAAATAAGATTCGGGAGATCAATTCTATTTTTGGACAAAGTCAGATCTCTACTATATTATCCGTGCTGACCTATATCACCGATGATAAAAAGGGAGACAAATTAGATCAACTTAAAAAATCCCATATGAATAAATGCGTGAAGTGGTGTAAAAAGAACAATCTAGAGATTCATGATAAATACGTAAACTTATATTAAACCTCACAATATTTCGTACGTGGTCTATCTTGTCTCGCATAAATAAACCCTGTGACCGGTTTGTTTTGTCCTTTGATATTCACATATCCTCCATCTATTGTTGCTCTAGCAGTTGCGTAGTTTTTCAATGGAACATTGGACATGACGGTATCGTATTTCAAGCGATTCGTTCTAGAAGATGCAGTGACACCCCCTTGTTCCTGGAACGCACGATTAGAGGGTTTGATCGTGATTTTATTGCAAATACCTGTGACCGTATCTATAGGTATGTCATCTATCATCACGGGTAGTGGTTCAGATCCTTCTCCACTTTTAAACGTATAGTCTTCTAATTTCTTTCCTTGTAATTGGTTTTGATCATACGTTTTACATCTTTTTTGTAGATATTCACGTGTCGTAGAACAATACGATGGATTAAACCCACCTGATCGGCGAATCTTTATTTTTTGACAGGTCGTATCTATCGGATAGACATCCGTATGGACGCAATGCGTCGCATCTTTTGACACAATGACACTCGTGCCTTGTATTTGATTTAACGTAACTTTAGAACTGGATCCGTCTGCATTCAATCTTTTTCTCCAGATCTTCAGAGGTCTAGATAACCGTTTCATACAAACTGTAGGAAGACTGGTGCCAATGGTGGTGCATTCTTCCGATGTAAATAAGACCGTCTTTTGTAATGGATCATAATAAGCGGTTCCTACACCTGAAGGACGAGGAATCGTTTTAAGAACCGTTTTGGTGACTGTTTTTGGAGGTTGACTTTCTTTAGAAGGATACGGACCAGGAGCATATAAATCCGGAGCAGTATTTGAAGGATACGCACTTATCGTAGAGGGACCTTTCCATGTAAATCTCATTCTATATATATGATACTGAATATTATTCTCGTGGTTGTTATTTTAAAATTAAGTCTAGATCTTTTCACTCAAAGAGAAGGCATGGATTTAGAACCTCCGGTGCTTGATATAAAAGAATGTGATTATAATGTCAATGTTATCTTTCCTTATCTCGATGTAAAAAATAATCTATATACAGACAAAAATAATTACCTCTATCATAATTATCAAAACATTCTGACACATGCAAATAATCCATGCAACCCTAAGAAATAATATAATCCTAGTATAATGCTTTTGAATGAAAAGTTATATCTTTTATGTTGGGCATTTTTTTATATTGTCCTTCTGTTTTTAGCATCCAATCGTCTAACCTAGAAACCTATAGGAAATCTAAAATCTGTTGCATGGAATATCCTCTTGAAAGTTTTTCCTGAATCTTAATTTCTATTTGTTTTTCCACTGTGGGGATAATGTCATATTTACACAAAAACCGATTAAAACGAACGAGCACCTCTTTCCTATCGCTTTCTTCTAATTTGTCTTCTAAATCCGAAGAGACATTATGTTTATTTAAAAAAGGGACGACTTGATCCGCCTTTTCTGGAAAAACGGCGTCTTTTCTTCTCTCAATCGTTAAATAATCATAATAGGTATTGAACATAGAAATTAGACTAGATGTTTTACCTCCTGAAAACATGGATCCATACTTCTTGAATGTTCTTCTTACACTATTGTTGAAGGTGCATGATTTACAGGGAGCATCACAATAGATCTTATCCTTTTCGTTAAAATGCTTTTGTGTCATATGCATCCACATACATTTTACTTGTCTTGTATAATTATCCCGAATCGTTGACGGATAATAGAGCGGATTGACCATATGGATTACATCTTCATCAGCAAGAACTGTTTTCTCGTTGGATAGGTTGCCACATTTGATCGTTTTGTAAATCAGATAACACTGGATCAGTGTTTTATAGGGAACATAATGTAGAAGTTTTTGAACATGTTTCTTTCGTTCTTCGTCGGTTTCTCTTAAATTATCAATGTACTCAAATAGTCCAAATACATAGTGCCTTAACTTTCTCTTTTCAGGAATCATGCCTAATACATCTAACACCGAGTCTGAGAATGAAGCACTCTGTTCTGTTACCTTATCCTTTTCAGAATAAAGAGTTTCTTTTTCACATGAAACCACTGCCGCATTCTTGTGGATATGCATGTCGTCTTGTAATAAAAACTTTGTTGGGTCTAGGTCTTTGATGGGACACCCCTTGATCATTTTGTAAAAAGGAATATGTAGAAACATCTGTTTATTCTCTTCAAATGCTTTTCCAGAAAGGTTGTTCAGGTTGCTGATCGGCATATTCAGTAGAGATGCTAATAGATAAATGGGACCGATGATTAAACTGGAAATACCGTATGCCACAATCGTAGTAAAAACGCTCATTGGATGGGGTTGACTTACCATTCCCATTCCACCACGAGTTTTTCTTTTCATTTTACGTCTACGCCTACGCGTCATGGGTTTGTTATTCATTAGACTACATCTATATTAATTTCTTCTTAGATTCAATAAAACACTTGCAGATCCATGTGAATCATCCCCGCCAAACGAACGATCATTGTAATTTTTTTGAATCATCATCAATCCTTTGAACTTTGTGAAGAGAGAACTATCCGATACATATTTTTGATTTCCACTATAGAGTGGAACTTCTGAAGGAGTAACACCCATTGTCATGGTTTGACAATCTTTGCGACTTACACTTCCTCCCATTCCCAATCTCAATTTGGAAGAATTGACGTCATTTACTTGATTGGGACCACCACAAGTCTGATATGCTCGTGCCAATACATCCCCTTGACTGAAGGCAGACCGAAAAGGACCTGATAAAGATCGAATCGTTTCACCCGGCACTTTGACCTTGTTTGATTTAAATGCTTTACGTAATATCTTGCGTTTCATTGCATCTTCCGAACTAAATGAACTGTTTGCAAATCCTGCACCATGTCTTCCACCTGGGAGACCTCCTCCTAAAACACTCGTTTTTACATTGGGTTCGTATCCTGACATTGTATATTCTCAGGATAAAAAAATTATAACAGAGGGAGAATATGTTCTTAAAGTCTTAGGTCATAATACGTGGAACAATATTCATAGAGATTAACTCCTGAAAGAGTAGTTTGCAACTAAAAGGAACTTCTACATAAGAGAACTCTGTCTTGTTTTCACACATCTTGCAAAGATGGATGTGTTTCTTTTCATTATAAATGGCGATCATACCACAGCGTTTGCACACATGGAATGAATACTTATCGGATACATCATACATTCTCTCTTTCGTAAATCTAGAAGCGCCGTGAGAGATCATACAGTCGCGTTCCATTTCTCCAAAGCGTAGACCACCGTCACGACTTCGTCCCTCTGCAGGTTGACGAGTGAGATTGACCATCGGTCCAATGCAACGACTATGCTGCTTGTCATTCACCATGTGTTTGAGACGCTGGTAATAAACTGGACCAATGAAGATAGACGACTCTATCTGTTGTCCTGTTTTTCCGTCATACAAGACCTCATTTCCTTTAGATTCGTAATTGTATTTTTGTAGTTCCTTAAAGATGGTTTGCATATTAATCTCGCCAAAACTGGTGCCATCCCCAAAGAGTCCAAGTTCAATCAGTAATTTTCCAAGCACGGTCTCCTTGATCTGTGCAATTGTCATGCGTGATGGAATCGCGTGTGGATTAATAATCAGATCGGGTCTTAGTCCATCTTTGGTAAAAGGCATGTCTTGTTCGTCAATGATATTTCCAATAGTTCCCTTCTGGCCGTGCCGAGACGAAAACTTATCGCCAATGTTCGGTTTTCGTAACGTTCGGATCTTCACTTTGCAAAAGTTGTAACCATCCCCATTTCGGTCTATATAGACTCGATCTATATAGGATTCTTCATCCGTTCGGTAGCATTTGCTTTGATCTTCGTATTTCACTACCTTGGTATTGTCGTTCTTGTTTTCTTTAATAACTACCACCTTGGCAATGATGATGTCTTTATCTTCTACTAGGGTATTCTCGTCCATGACCCCATTCTTATTGATTTTGCTATAATTTCCAAACTTCATGTTCTTGGTGTTCAACTTGTTTGGATTCATGCGAATCTCTTCTTCTCCATTGGTTTTCTTATCCTCGTCTTTTTCAGTATGGTAAATGGTTGCATGAAACAACCCACGATCAATACTTCCTCGATTGAACAAGATACTATCTTCCTGATTATAACCACTATGAGTCATGATCGCAACCACCACCTGGTTTCCAGAAGGGAGTCTGTTCAACTTGAGCATATTCATGATACGGGTTTCTACAAGAGGTCTCATGCTGTAATTTAGAACATAGGCGGTTTTATCCATACGCTGTTGTGTATTAGAGACATAGACACCCATCGCTTGTTTACCCATCGCAGATTGATAGGTATTACGCGGGGATTGATTATGTTCTGGAAAGGGGATGCAGGAAGCGATGACGCCAAAGATGGTGCTTGGATGGATTTCGCAATGGGTATAATGATATTCCGGATTAATTTTATAGGGTTTTGTCGCAATCATACTCATGGATTGTTCATAGGGATCTACGTATTCAATCACAGATTCATCCAGTTTAATAGAGACCAACAAGTCATCCCAATTGAGTTCACCTTGTTCGATCTGTCGAATCATTTTCTTGGTAATCAACAAACGATTGTCTTTGACTTTAAACAAGGGTCGCAATAGGCGTCCATATTCATTGGAAATGAAGATCTCTTTCGTTGTATAATTAAATACGATAGAGGTATAAATGTTGATCATCCCTTTGGATTTCTTTTCTTTTAACTCGTGATATAGTTCGATGGGGTGTTCCGTAATACCGATCCATCTACCATTGACAAACACTTTCACTTTGTTGTAAAATTGCTGCGGATGAGTCAAGTCTTCCAAGTGGGTGATTTTTTTCTTCAGATATTCATAAATTGGAGCGCTGTCCGAATAACCAGAAATTGTCGTCATGTAACTGAGATTCTTGACCACACCAATCGATTGACCTTCTGGTGTCTCCGCCGGACAAAGAAACCCCCATGATGAACCGTGCAATTTGCGAGGTTCAATGAGTTTCCCACTTTTATCAATGGGCATATTAATTCGGCGCAAATGACTGAGCGTAGATGCATACGTGAGACGGTTCAGGACCTGCGCAACTCCAACCTTGTTCGAGTTTAAATGTTTGATCCCAAAGTCACCCGTAGATAGTGCACGTTTCAACCCATTCTCAATAGTGGAGGACTTGACTATCTTGTAAATATTCGTGAGTGTAATGATACTGCTGTAATCTTCAGTAGATTTCCAGGAACCGTTGTTGATCTCACGAATGACTCTTTTTTGAATATCTTTGGCAACCTTGTTGAAATAATTACGGAAGAGATTATTCATCAAAGTTCCTGTCAGTTCTATTCTCTTATTTGTATAAGAGTCACGTTCATCACACGGAGTATAACCTAGAGCACAACGAACCATCCGGTTTACCATATAACCCAATAGATACACCTTTTCTGTAGTAGTAACACAATTTGGAAATAAATCGTTAGACAATACATCTAATGCGAACTCTTGTTTCTTCCGTTGTCCTTCATCCTTCTCCATATTCAGTGGAGTATAGATCACAGAATTCACAATGTATTTAAGGCAATCGTCATAGGTTAAATATTCTACCGCTTGAAGAATAGATGCTTTTAGATACTGAAGAATATCTTCATTATCTTTTTGAGATACATCCAAACAAATCAATTGACAGATTTCCTTATCGCTTTTGACACCCAACGCTCGGAAGAGAATAAAGAGTGGAACTGGGCGTTTCAATCGTGGTATTTGAACCAGTATTTCATTTCCACAAGAAGTCAGTCGGGATGAAATCATCATGTAAATTTGTTTGGGTGAAATACATTTCCAATCTGGAACAGATCGGATTTCGGATGTGTATAACCATTTATGTCCAGGTTTCTGTTTATAACAGAAGATCATATTATCCGCAGGTTTTTCCTGTCCAATACATGTTTTTTCTGAACCATTGATAATAAAGTATCCGCCCGGATCCATATTACATTCTTCCGTCACATTGGGATGAATGTAACTGTATTGGTTCAAGATGCAAATGCAGGACTTTACCATAATCGGTATTTTGCCAAACTGGATCTTGGATAGTTTAATCGTCTTTGTCTCTTCATGTTCCAAATGTTCTCCAGTTCTAATCAAATACTTGATGTTTAAATCAATGGTAAAATTAGACGTATACGTGAAGTTGCGAAGTCGTGCATTGTTGGGAAACATCAATTTGGTTGCACCATTGTTTTCATGAATTTCGGGTCTGTAAATGCAAAGGTTTTCAAACTCAATGAAGACTTCTAAACGATAGTTTTTGCATTCTTTGATGTAATCATGTGGCGATTTAATGTGCAATGGGTTAAACATTTGAATAGTTCTTTTCATTTGGTTTTGAATGAAATCATTATAAGATTCCACCTGATGCTTCACCAACTGTTGTAAATGTTGGTTTGCGAAATAGGATTCAATCACTTTCCAGCAGTCTTTGTCTTCGTAGGTCTCATCACGCCGGGAATCCATTTTTTACCTATTATATTTCTACTTTAACTTTAATTCAATTTTTTATTTGTTTAGAAGAACGAATTATTTTGTTGAAACTGTATATGAGTTTGAAAACAATCCAGATGGATCCATCCCATTTAAAGATTTCTAAGCAGAAAAAAACAAAAAAGGTGATTGTTCCGCCCTCTGTGATGATTCATCAACCTAATCTTCGGCAAATTTTACTGGATAAATTGATGAAACATAGAAAAACACAAAAAAGAAATGAACCAATGATTTTGAATAATGATTTTGACAGTCAATGTTCTTTGCCGGTCTCTTCGCAAAGTTCTACATCGGTCCCGGACCCTGTAAAAATACCAGCGAGTTCACAAGCAATTGCATCTTCTATCATGCAAGATAAACCCTATGGTGTGTTGAAAAATGGAATCAAACCCACGTATAAAAAATGGAACTTGAGTCAGAAAAATATAGAGTCGGATTCGTGTATGGACTCATTCGCCGAGTCCATGAATCCAGTTACGGAATCGGCGCCAGTTAAATCTGCATCTGTGCAATCTATTCCAGTGTCCGTTTCATCTAGGATAGATCCTATACAGACGAGTTCTATATCCGTTGTTCCTGTTTCGGTAGAACCTGTATCGGTAGAACCTTTATCGGCGAGTTCTGTTTCGGCAGAACCTTTACCAACAAATCGGGAATACAAGAAACCGGTTATTGTGGGCAAAAGCAAAAAACATAAAACCGTTCGTGTGCTGATTCCTTGTCATAAAACACGTAAAGTAAGGAGTGAATTACATGAATCATATAAAAAAACAAACTTAACTACTGTCAAAAATTATCTGAAACAACACAAACTCATCAAAGTAGGCAGCACAGCACCCACGAATCTAATCCGAGAAATTTATGAAAATGCAAGGTCTTATGGAGACATTCACAATGAAAATAAACATAATTTACTGTATAATTTTGAAAAGGAAAAAGATTCAGAATAATACGGTAGAGCATTCCATGCAAGTATTGTAATGTTTGATCCATTGTAAAAAATGTTCTTTTCTACAAATATGACCACATTCCTTGATTAAAATCATTGGGTCTTTCGATTTGATATAAGGTTTATGGATGCACCATGAAGGTAGAGATGCATATTCGTATTCTATATAAGTATTTGTTTCTATAGGTGTCTGCGTATGCATCACTACATCATTGTCCGTCATATGACGCATCATATTCTCTTCATGCATTCTCATGACACGAATGATTTCTTTTATATTTTCACTGCTTTGTAATAGCACTTGTTCCATTATAATAAATGAGAGTATTTAAATTAAAAACAACTACGCATTTGTGTATATGAAGGGCATCTGTGGTCTAGGTAACATTGGTAATTCTTGTTACATTAATGCATCCTTACAGATTTTGTCAAGTATACCTGAATTGAATGATTATTTACTCACCAGAGAAAAATTGATTGATATTCCTGATTCGATTATCACATTTGAATGGATTCAGTTGTATAAAATGATTCAACAGAATCACTGTTCGATTGGACCACATCGGTTTTTAGAACGCATGAAGTATGTGGCAAATCAAAAAAATAGACCCGAATTTTCATCAAGTGACCAAAACGATTCTGTTGAATATTTTGCTTTTTTGATAGATTGTATGCATAACTCTTTGAATCGAATCGATCCGAATGTCAAATGCGAACGACCTTCCTATTCATTTATTCGTGACTATCTAGATCAACTAGAAACCAAAGATTGTTCTATGTTACAGAAGTTATTTGTCTCATGTTCTCTATATCAGTATATTCATCCAGTCACCCAGCAGAAAGAGTTTTCTAAATTAGAACACGATTTTATTTTAGCGCTCTCTATACCTGAGACAAGGACAGTTTCACTTTATGATTGTTTCATAGAAACGTTTAAAGAAGAATTAATGACTGGAGACAATGCATGGTTTGATGAAAAAGAAAATGTCAAGAAAACCGTGTTGAAACGGTCTGCGTTGTGTTATACACCGCCCATTTTGATTCTCCATTTGAAACGTTGGCGTTCGAATCTATCTAAAAAGAATGTAAAGATAGAAACCCCGCTTGAGTTAGAATTACAATGTTTTACGATCTATCCTGATTCTTGTAAATATGAATTATTTGGAATTATCAATCATGAAGGAAATATACAAACAGGGCATTGTTACGCTTATATCAAGAAAGACCATTGGTATTCTATGAATGATCATTTTATTCAATCTATTACACCCGAACAATTGATTCATGAAAGTAACTATTGTCTGTTTTATAGAAAAATAAAATAATGAAACATTATAAATATGGCAGATATAGACGATTTCTATAATCAGTATCATGTAAATTTAATTGCGTTGTTTGGCGTGATTGTCGTTATTTATATCGGTATTTTCAGTTTATTTAATCAAGTTTCTCTCAACACACCCGAGACAAGACCGTGGATTCTTATGATTGAAATCTTCTTATGGATCCTCTTTATTGTGATTCTTTTTCTAAACATGAAACATTTTAGACAATTTGAATTTAATTTTGACGATGTGCTCTATAATTTGTTTGGCACGAAAAACCCACAATTAGAAGTTCGTGTGAATAAAACGGATATCTCTTCCTGCACTGTAGCGCCAAAAGACGAAGGTGAGGTATTTCATTTACCACACAACATATACACCTATGATAAAGCAAGAGAAGCATGTGAGATGTTTGATTCTCGTTTAGCAACTTATGATGAAGTAGAGGATTCTTATAAGAATGGTGCAAATTGGTGTAGTTACGGTTGGTCTAGCGATCAGATGGCACTGTTTCCTATTCAGAAATCAATGTTTAATGAATTGAAAAAGATTCCGGGACATGAACGCGATTGTGGACGTCCAGGAGTGAATGGAGGATATATGACCGATAAACGTCTTAAGTTTGGTGTGAATTGTTACGGAAAAAAACCATATGCAAGTGAAAATGATCTAGACTATATGAATAAGTTTAGTTTTTCGTCCGCTTTCCCAGATGATGACTTAGCAAAAAAGAGTAAACAAGATAAACTAGATAAAATATTGGTTGCGCCTTTTAATAAAGATAAATGGAGCGAATATTGATAATCCACATAGATTAGATTTTCTTCGTTTTATTTCGCGTTTTTCGTAGTTTTCGTTTTTTTTCTTGGGTCAGTGGTTTATGATACTCCATACCAAGCGTTTTAAAAAAATGTCTCTTCTGTTCTTCTACGGATAAAGTTTCTAAACGCATGGGTAATTTTCGAACAGGTTTAAATGCCTGAAATTGTAATCCTATAGGAAACATTATAAATAACATAGATTAATGTTTGCGTCATTTTACCTTAAAATAATTCACTCTTTATAGTAAATGAATGTGTTAGAGTTTTATCAATCTAATCAGATATGTATCGGTGAACCGATTGAACTAGAAGACGATCATTATTTCTGTAAATTATCGTATCATCAATCTCCCTTTATCGTCAAAACCAATAAGGTTTGTTATTATAAAAATAGAAAAAACACAAACTATCTCTATATATCTTTAACTAGCAAAGAGTATTTAGAGTGGTTTGAGTCTTTTTATCATGATGTCATTGATCAGTTTCATACTTTATCGGCAGACTGGTTTGAAGAACCTTTGTCCAAATCCGATATAGAATGTTCTTTTATCAATCCATTAAAAGCAAACATTAAGGATAATTGTTTTGATATTATGTGCAATATAGATGAGAATCGTATCATAATTACAGATACGAATGACAATATGACTACTTTAGATAAACTACGTGAAAATGACGTGATTCCTACGTTTCATATCAAGGGAATCAAGTTTAACAGTAAACATTTCTCTTTGGAGATTGAGTTGAATCATCTTTATGTTTTACTGCCTGAATCCATACCTGAACCAGTGCAGGTGCAGATGCCTGATCCAGAACCAGAACCAGAACCTTTGCCTGAACCGATAGAATCCGATGAATTAAGCGAATATATCATGGAAACATCTAATTTAACGCATGCAGATATTCAACCAAATCCGTTGTCCATCTATAAAGTGTATGAGTTTTTGAATACAAGAATCAAAGAAAACATGATAGAAGAGATTAGGGGCATTTTTACTTCTAAAAAAATAAAAACAAAACTAGATTTTTCGGAAGTCGTAGACGATGAAGAAACCGATGAATAATTTATTTAGAATAAAAAATATTTTATATTCTACTCTATATAATGAATCTAGGTAAAATGGTAAAGACTCCCTCTAATCATGTTTTCGGACTCGTCCTTGTAGTTGGAGTTGTGGTTCTTGCAGTGATTTTAATGAAATATAATCAAACCAAGTCTTTTAGTCCAGAAAAGATGATGAATCGGTTGCAATCTGCTCCTTATGATAGTTCATCCAATGTTCCTTCTTCAGGGATTGCATCTGCATCTACTCTAACAAACAATCAGTTCCTTGAAGTCAGCGGTCTTAATTCCCCAGTGCCTCCCAGTTCCGTACAGAAGAACTTGTCTCCTTCTGATTTACTTCCTAAGGACACGAATAGCGAATGGTCCAACTTAAATCCAGCATCGATGGATTTAAAAAACTTAAACCTTCTATCTGCAGATCAAATGATCGGGATTAATACGGTGAACAGCAGTTTAAGAAATGCCAACTTGCAAATTCGTTCTGAACCAATTATCAAAAAGGTAGACGTAGGACCCTGGGCGCACAGCACTATAGAACCCGATACCTATCGCCGATCTTTGGAAATTGGTTCTAAGGATTAATTTACTTTTAAAATAATGGACTAATATATGGATAAAGATACAATATTTATCATCTTGATGGTTGGTTTTATTCTATATATTTGTTACAAATTGTATTCTGAATCAGATATGTTTCAATTGAAATGTATCGTATCCACGGTAGATGGAGATAAATATTGCGTGAGAGAACGAGACAATATGTTACCTGCCGTGGATTTACTTGCAAAAACTTCTGAGAAAATGACCGCATTGGTTACTTATGCGAATGATACAGACCCAAACGACGAACGGGTGAAAAGACTTGTCAGTAAATTCAATGCAAATAAAATTGTAGAGACCTTACCCACCAGTGAATATACTGCTTATAGTGAAAACAAAGGAAGGAAGATCGCATTTTGTCTCAACAAAGAAAAGGAGGACAACAATCATTTAATTGATGAGAATACGCTCATGTTTGTAGCAATTCATGAAATGGCACACATTACTACGTTGAGTATTGGACATACCGAGGAGTTTTGGGATAATTTTAGGTATCTGTTGGCAAAGGCGGACGAATGCAAGGTTTATCGTCCTGTAGATTATAGCAAAGAACAAACGGAATATTGTGGGATGACCATTTCAGACAATCCCTATTTTAACTAATAGATGAAGAACAGAACGGACCGGATAAAATATAGAAACAATATAATGGATGCTTTACTTTTCGTAGTCATTCTATTGTTTTTAATTCTTTGTATTGGATTTAAAGAAGGATATTACAGCGATACCTATACCAATGCGGCTGTAACTTCTATGACCACTATCGTTGGTAAATTAAATACTCTACAATCTAACTTAAAGCAAGTTACCCTACAGGATCTCACGTTAGATGCACAATCTAAATTAAATCCGTTGTTACATCCACCGGATGAGACAAAATATAGTTCAGGTATTGTAGAAGAAGTGCATAAATTGTCCAATCGTATTGCTAGATATCAAGACGATCTGCTTCAACTCACTGATGCCATCCATGGTGCAAACGATATTCCCGTTAGATTCAAAGATGGCGATGTTCCTTTGTCGGATGCCATTGATAGACTTTTAAAAGAAGCGAAAGACATTACGACACAATTAAACCAAATACCAGATAGTTAATATCTACTTTATTATATAATGAACATTACCTTGAAGTGTATACATCTTACCGAAGAATCGGAAGAGACCTATACATTTAGTATTTATCGGGATGATACTCTGGATAATGTGAAATCCAAATTAACACCATGGGTAAAACATAAAAATATAGATGAATACTATTTTTTTACCAAACAAAGAACACAACTGAATCCATACGATCAATACAAAAAAATGTCTTTTGACAATACTCGAACAATCACGTATGAAATGTTCGCTGCCTTTTGTCTCAATCATGATTTGCCTCTACCTGTGAAAAAAGACGCCTATGAACTAGACGATTTCTTAGAACTCCCTGAAGAAGTACAGGAGTCTATCCCCATCGGGATTGTCCATGGAACACCCTTTGTGGTAAACCCTTTCAAAAACTTGTTCAATCAACAAGAAGATTCTGGGACATCTTCCAAGACTTTATGGTTGACTCTACCCGACACTCTATATGTATGTTTTGCAAAAGAGGTCTATGACTACAGTCAAAAGTTAGGACTGGAAATATCAAAAGTATTTAATACCTATTACCCATATTTATTTAAAGAACAACGTCTAGAACCATCTCTCTTTGAAAATCGTGAAAAAACAGACTATCAAGAATACAATCGTATCATAGATTTTCATCACAAGGTATATAATCCTAAATTTATTCTATCGGAAGGTATTACTAGTCTATATTTTGTCATGTATACCTTACAAACGTTTACCTTTCCTTTGGATATATTCTTTAAATTATATCAGTCTTCCAAAGATAATCCTTACATCAAAATGAATGGACAAAAGACGCACGAGAATATCTATCGTCTCTATTGTAATCAACAAAACGAAAGTGGTTATAAAATACCTTCTTTAAAGAAGAAAACCATCTTGAAATATGCACACGATATTAACAAAAACAGTATCTCTTATTTATTTTATGCCAAAGACATTCCTATTTTTTTGAATATCAACAAAAAGGGACATATTTATTTTCGTTTAGATCAAATACCTTTTCTTTCTATTGAAGCAATTGAGATCTTGATAAAAGAAACGGTTCAATCCTTTACCAGCAAATTAATGGAATATTTTGATCCATCCCAGAAGATTTTTACCTCCTTTGAAGGATTTCATCAACCCAATCTATCCATTCTGGACATGAAATACAAATGCAATTACAAGAAAGAAGGTAAAATGAATATTCAAAAATACATGACCTGTTTTTCACCCATCTTTAATTTTATGAACGAAAAAGAGAAGATACATTTAAGATACAAGAGAGTGTCTAACTATAATGAATCACAAAGCAAAGACGCTTATTTGATTGAAGCGTTCAACCAATCCGTGCCTATAGAAGAAATGATTCTGTTATTTTCTGCTAATTTCATGAAACATGACGACAAAGCGGCGGCAGATTACGTGCATCGATTTTTTTCTACCATTGAAATAGAAGAAAAACAGAACAATCTACGTAGGGTTAAAATCAATCCTGGATTTCTAGTGGAAATCGATAAAAAGGAAAACATAGAAGTGACGGTTCATTCGATTGATCATATCCAATATTTACCCTTTATACGTCTCTATATTACAAACTTGATTCTATTGTCTCAAGGAATTATTTCAGACGAAGGCATGTGTAAAAAAATAAAAGAGATTGTCGTCACAGAAATTGCACAAGTGAAACCCGTGATAGAAGACACCAATTTTAGAATGAATGATGAAGTGGAAACAATCGATGATCCAGATTCTGACGATGAAGTCTCTCAGGATATGCCGAATGAAAAAATGGATTCACTTTCTCCACCAGATGAAAACGTGCAACGTAACTCCAATGGTTCTTTGTCTCCACCTGACCAAAACGTGCAACGTAACTCCGATGGGTCTTTGTCTCCGCCAGATGAAAACGTGCAACGTAACACCAACGGTTCTTTGTCTCCACCTGACCAAAACGTGCAACCTAACTCCGATGGTTCTTTGTCTCCGCCAGATGAAAACGTGCAACCTAACTCCGATGGTTCTTTGTCTCCGCCAGATGAAAACGTGCAACCTAACTCCGATGGTTCTTTGTCCCCGCCTGACGAGTCACCCGACCTTCCTACTGTTACAAGAAAATCTATACAGGGAGGCACTGGTCAAGAGTCTATTTCAGATTCAAAAACTTATGATGTCTTTATTTACGATGAGAATGATCCGTATACGATTCAGAAAAAGTTCAAAAAAGAACCTCTTATATTCGGAAAAATCACGGATTATTTTCGTGTATTTCAAGGCGAGGAATGCACGATTGTAAAAAAAGAAAACGAATCTTGCAAAGGATATGTAGTTGAATTAACTGGGTCTGAACTAAAAGAACTCTTAGACGATGCAACCCTTTTATACATAGATTATTTTGACAAACCTGGTAATTCTTACTCAGGTGTAACCTATATACGTGAACCAAAAGAATGGAAAGATCATCCCTCGATTCAATTTATCAAAAAAGTGTATGCTACTATTTCCTATGGTTGGAAAAATAAACTAGATCATGAAGATGAGATGTATATTTATGATAGAGACAATACACTGAAAGCAAGATACAATGGAAAATATTATGTAAAGTTAGACGAAGACGAAGAACTTACTAAGATACAGTTTACACCAATTAATCCACTTTTGCAGAGACTACAAGATAGAGAACCCTTATTGTTTACAAAAACAGATAAAACTCATACCCAATATAGTCGAATGTGTTTATGGTCGGATAAAAGACAACCCGTCATCTTAACCAAAGAAGAAAAGGAACGTATAGATGAAATATCGCCAGGTTCTTATGAAAGTGCAATTGAATATAGCACAGATCCAAAGAAACCTTACTATTATATTTGTCCAAGGTATTGGGATTTAAAACACAATATGCCTGTTCATCCAGATAAGGTTGACCCCACTAAACTAATTCCTCGAGATATAAGTGATAGTGAAAAACAAAGGAATATCCAATCCAGATATATTTTAGAACTTGCTAAACCTGGAGACAAACCAGTCTACCAAACCAGACCTGGATTTCTCACAAAAAAACATCCCAGCGGTTACTACATGCCATGCTGTTTCATCTCAAAACCAAAAAAGGATAAACCAGATGCTATAGACAAACGCATTCAAGAAGCAAGTCAGTTTTTCCAGAGAAATAAAGAACAGGAGGATCCAAACGAAAAGGTGAAAGATTACATTCAAAACGGAGACAAGTTTCCATTGACAGACAACCGTAAAGGACATTTAACTCCTATACTAGAGAAGTTCTTCCAACTCAATTACAGTGATTGTTACAGTCAGATTCAAAAAAGAAAATTAAAAATAAATTATCCATGTTTATTGCGTCAAGGAGTTCAAGAATCACAATCGTTTCTCTCATCCCTCTCTTTTCTTTACTTTAAAAAATCAGTCCCCCTAGACCAATTTATGAAAGTATTGTTGGAAAAAATTACACTGGATACAATTCAATCTTTTCACAATGGAGGTCTGATCGATACGTTTGCAAAAGACTACGAGACACAGGATGTCCAATCCTATAAACAAACCCGACTCTATCAAACCATGAAGGACAACCCTATCTCGTTTCAAAAAGCGGTCAATGGTTACGAGAATTTTGTCAAATATTTAACGAGTAAAGACTATATTGATTATACTTATCTATGGGATATTGTCACACAAGTCCTATTTAAAGAACAAGTGAATATGATTGTATTGAAAGAAGGATTGGATGACGTCACTCACAATTTACATATCGTTTGTCCAACTACAGCACATGCATTGTATCGATTCAAGGAATCCATTCCAAGTATTTTAATCTACCAAAAAGGAAACTTATTTGAACCTCTTTTTATTTACAAGAAAATGGCAGAAGGTAAAGATAAAACAATCACTTTATTTGATCTACACGAAAATCTGCCATCGGTTCATGCAATCCTCAAAAAAATACATGAAAACATTGGAAATTCTTGTAGAGAAAAGACCATTCATAAAAGTTATACGTTCAAAGATAATATTTACCTCCATGAATTGTTGGATGAGTTAAAAAGAATCGACTATAAGATAGAAAAACAAGTCATGAATATAGACGGTCGAATCTTTGGAGTCATGGTTCGAAAGGATAAATCGAAACCATTTTTTGTTCCATGCACTCCAAGCGCGGTATATGAAGGTCATGCGATTGAGTTTATAGACGATGTTTCTTGGTCTAACTATCGGGAAACTGTGCAGCAGTTAAAACGTTTGTATGAAGCATCGCAACATAAAATACCGTGTAAACCGAAAATACGTGTATTAGAAAACCAACTCATCGTAGGTATTCTAACAGAGACCAATCAATTTGTTCCAATGAAAGAACCTGAAGAAAATAAAGTAAAAGACGATTTAACTATATTGGATGAAAAAAGTCCTAGATTGGTGAATGATACGATTCAATCTGGAGTCATGAATCCAAAAGAAAAGGTAATCCAAAACTTGAAACTAGAACAGATGTTTTACAATGCCTTTTTCAATACTTTAAAAGTAGAACTAAACGACAACAAGAACCTTTTAACTCGGAAACAAGTCGAGAAAGCAATACAATCCAAGGATAAAGTCAAACTAGACCGACTTTTTGAACCCATCTTAGAAGATAAGTTTTTATTTGTTGAAGAATATGCAGTAGATCTATACGATATTCATCATGTCAATCTATGTAAAAATAGAGACGAACCTTATTGTGGAACACTGGAACATGAAGGTAAGTTATTGATCCCTCTCTATAATTTATTTAATCAGAGCAATAATGAGGAATCTTACAAACACCGTTTTATAGATGATCTGATGATGAATGTGCATGTTCAACGCATTTTATTAGAAGAAATACATAGCACCCTTTATTATACCGATCGTTATCAATTAACAGAGAACGAGATTCTTCTCTTAGAATCTGATTTAAATACGTATCTAGATAAAGAACCTGTAAAAAAAATAACATCCGTGATTCATTCTATGTTAGAAGACGTTCAACCAAGTAAGTGGGTTGAATTTGCGGAAAAGGTAGAACCTGAGGAATGGACTGAACCGAAATACACAAAGGATGAAATGGATATACCGGATGAAGAAGAAATGGATTTGTATGATCAAGAACCGGAACCGGAACCTGAACCAGAACCTGTAACAGACGCTATGGATATACTTGAACCACCCATACATCCATCACCTCCTCCAGTTGAAAAGGAATTAAATCTAAATCTACCAGAACCTACTCCCGAAATAAAGGGGGTTTCATTGAATAATTTGCCCGTAAAAACACGTCCTGCACCTAAAACACGAAAAGTAAAGTCTAAGACGCCTGTTCAAGATGAACCTTTACCATTGACTAGACCCAAACCAGTAAGAACCCGAAAACTAAAAACTAAAACGATAGAACCTGTTGTTGAACCTGTTACGGAACCTGTTGCTGGACCTGTTGCTGAATCTATTTCGGAACCTGTAGTTGGACCTGTTGCTGAACCTTTACCACTAACTAGACCTAAACCCGTGAGAACCCGAAAACTAAAAACTAAACCGACAGACGCACTTTCTTCTATTACTGAAACGGTTCCTGAACCTGTTTCTGAACCTGTTGCACCGCTTCCTAGACCCAAACCTGTTAGAACACGAACCGTAAAAACTAAAAAGGTAGAACCTGTTACTAAACCAACAGAACCGGTTACTCAACCAATAGAACCTGTTACTCAACCGATTGTTCCTATTACGAAACCTATCTTAGGCACTTCTTTAGACGTTGTAACGGCGGCACCTAAAAAGTTTGAACCAGCGTTAAATACAGTAAAAGAACCCACGAATCAAGACATAGAAACCCTTTCTTGGAAGATTAAACAAAACGAAGAAAAGAAAAATATAGAAAAAGCAGAAGAATATGTCCGGACTGCAAAAGAATATCATCAAGTCTCAAAAACTAAGGCGACGGAGGATGTTTTATTACTTGCACAAGAAAAATTACAGGAGATTCAACCTGCCCTCTTGACGAAAATCAAACGAATCGAAACAGACTTGATTCCCTGTATCAAAACTTTTTACTTTAAAGCGAACTCTAAATGGAAAGATTATTTCCCACCAAAAACGATTGGATTCAGAATTATGAAGGGAGACACTTACGAAACTTCCGTTGTAGATCTTACTTGCAATTTCATCATGGCGCTTCAAATACTTAAGAGTTATGACAAGAAATATGCCACGCTTACAATACGGGATCTCAAAGATATGCTAATGAAGAGTTATAGTCATCTTTCCGAAACCGTATTGGAACTAAATAAGAAATTCAGGAAAGAAAAAAAACGGTTCACCTCATGGAGTGATATTCAAACAGAAAGTTATCCTTTTACCCAATTAGATCTGATTGTCTTGATGATTGAATACAAACTCCCGGTTGTCATTTTTATTCAAGCGAAAAATAAAATCAAATTACTCACGTATCATACCGACGATACATTCAAATACTATATCAAAATGAAAAAGAAGGACGTCTTCATGTTTTTTATTGCAAACCATGATTTCCGTATTGAACGACGTGATATGGGTGCTCTTTATCATGCAGAACGAGACATCGTTTATTTAAACGACCCAGCAAGTCTCGCAGAATACATGCATAGTTATTAGAACTCAATATCGAAATCATTATCTTTTTTCATGACGACCTGCTGAGTATCCAAATTATGTTGGATTTTCAGATGAGGTAGGGAACAAGCGCCGTCTTGGTCCTGTAACAATTCAAAGATGTCTTCTTCCTTCTTCTTGTATTGACTCTCATGATTCAATTTCTCTAATTCAATCATGTTCAGATATACGGAGAACGCAGCAGTTCCGAAATATCCATGTTGACCACACATAATGTTTGCCGAAACACCGCGCATTTCATCCAATTCGCCGTGCCTCGCTGCCTTCAAGAACATCTCGGTAGTCTCCTCAAAGGATGCTTTTGCAATCGGACCAATGTCATCGTTGTTGATTCCGTGACGGAAGATGGAGATCATGTCTTGGGTAGACGTCATGCGATCACACAAGAGTGAAATGTGATGATGATTCACATAACCACCATCAAAGCACAATACTTCTAGCATCTCATTGAATAAACATTTCCTCGCTGCTTCAATGCCCAACACATCCAGGGTCTCCATGATACTGTTACTATAGGTTCGTTCTGTATCAATGAAATCTAGCGATAAGACTTGCATGAGATTAGAACCCAAGGTGTCTAGCGAATAAATATCCTTTCGTTCAAAATCGCCCAATTTCTCGTTGTAGATCATATAGTTTTTAATCTGTAATAGGTTCACTTTATCAATCCCTTGAATCCCTCGCAACACAATATTATTCAGTAAATTATGCAGAAAACTTTTTGCCATGTAGATCTGATCTTCTTCATCTAAACTAGAAGCAGTCTTTTTGGTTTTAGCAACATTCATCAATCGGATACGGAAGACTACCTCGTCTTCTTCCAGATCAGTGTAGTAACACTGGATATTTCCTTCGTAGATACTTTTAAGTGTGAAATGAATCTCGTCCAAGGTAATGTTGTAATCAATGAGTTTTGTTTTGTCTAGTGAAATTCGAATCACCCAACGATTGGAACTCGCTTTTTCTTCCTCTACAAAACAATCTTCTAGGATCGCATTGAACTCTCTGTAACGATTCATCAAATCTTTATCCATTTGAACCAAGGTGTCCATGTCGTCCGGATCATAATAAATATCACATTTTGAGACGAAATTCTTGAATCGGGTATTCTCAATCCGAGAGATCATGTCAAATGCTTTGTCTCGGTTAGATTCATCCTCTGCTTTCAGATAAATCGTCATGGATGGATTCTTCATGTTTCGGGTGAGCGCTAGAATCTCCTCCATGCGCGGCACACCACGTGTGACGTTTGACTTGGTTGAAATACCTGCAAAGTGGAATGTATTCAAATTCATCTGAGTCGTCGGTTCACCAATGGATTGCGCTGAGATCAATCCCACCATCTCTCCTGGATTGACGAGTGATCGTTTGTAACTATAGATGATTTTCTCGAGCATAAAGGTCAAACTGTCTCGTGTAAAACGATGTTGCACAAGAAGAGTTGCTGGGTTCAGATAATAATAGAAGACCACTTCAAACATAAAACACGGTTTGAACACTCGTTTCAGGTTCTGATAATACGTGTCTATCAATTGATACGCTTCCAAGGGGGTCAGATCCGTCTGATTGGCGTGATGATAGAACTGATTTTTAGAGTTTTGAATCAACTGTGGGAAGGATAATGGCAAATATACGGTCTCATACATTCCTTCCAGTTCAGACACGGATTGAATGAAGGTATTTCGAACTTCCATAAACCTGTGAATCTCTTTTCTTGTGCGTTCCTTGAGTTCTGTAATCTGTTCCTTGTATCTAGAAAAGGTGGGTTTGGTAAAGACCAACTTCATGGCAGTCAATTCCTTGCCTTCATAACCATACCGAAACAAGTCATATATCTCTGTCCGTGACTTTTGAATCAATTCAAACTTACTGGTTTCAATCCGAATCGTATCAAAGTTGGTTCCACCGTAACTAAATTGTATAATCTTCTGTTTATTGTTTCTTACAGAACGATCGTAACAGATCATTACGTCTTCCATACCTTTGATCAATCGTCTCTGAATATAACCGGTTTGACTGGTTTTGACTGCAGTATCAATCAAACCGACACGACCACCCATTGCATGGAAGAACAATTCTTCCGGGGAAAGACCTCCAATGAAGGAACTCTCTACGAAACCACGCGCAATCGGTGAATCGTTGAATTGCTTAAAATGAGGTAGTGTGCGATTGGGGAAACTATACGGAATACGTTTGTTGTCTACGTTTTGCTGTCCAAGACAAGAAATCATCTGTGAAATATTCAAATCACTTCCTTTAGACCCAGACTTGACGATATTGACGAAACGATTGTCTTTGTTCAATCGTTCGCGTGCAATTTTACCGGAGTCCGAGTTTGCCTTGTTTAAAATGTTATTGACTTCGCTCTCAAAATATTCTTGATTGGTTCGTCCAGACTTGTTGTCTAGAATACCCAAATGGACTTGATTGATCAGATTTGCAACTTCTCTTTTTTGATTCGCAATCACCTCGCTGATCTTGGAATTGGTTTCTTCGTTTGAAATCAGATCACTCATTCCTACGCTATAACCGGTAGTTTTCATGTATTCGGTTACAATGGACTGAATGTTGTCAATAAAGACTTGAGACTCTTCTTCGGTGAAGTCATTGTTGATGCGCTGAATGAGTCCGCGTCCACCACCACACAACGAATCTTTCTCAAACTGACCGCGGATCATCTTACCGTTCATAATCTCAATCACATAGTTAGACGTCGCAAAATCATCCCGTCCCTCTTTGAACAAACCGCTCTTGTATTTCAACGTAATAGGTGGAAGAATACTACTGATCAATTCATAGGCGCTGTATTCTTCTTTCTGATCCATGAACATTTTGGAATCAAACCGACTGCATTTTGCCAAAAGATTCATCGCCTGTTTACGCTTGATCATCACATCTCCTCGGGTAAACAAATAACTCCCCAATAACGAGTCCTGAAAGATACCAATGATACTCTTGTTTAGGGCAGGACTGATAATCTGATAACGAATCGCTGCCAAATACTTGAGTTCCATTTCTGCTTCATCGTTCTGTGGCATATGCATGTTCATTTCATCACCGTCAAAGTCTGCGTTGTAGGGTTTGGTGTCTGCTACGTTCATATGGAATGTATCGCCTTTTTTGAGAACATGCACAATGTGTGCCATCATGGACATACGATGAAGGGTCGGTTGACGATTAAAGAGGACATAATCGCCATTCATCATATGCCGATGAACGATATCGCCAATTTGAAGTTTGACATTTTCTCTATCGTAGTAGCGCAAGGAGATGGATTCGCCATTTGCCAACTCTAGAATCTTTGCACCCGGATAGACATCTGGACCATTCTTCACGAGATAGGTGAGAAACCCACGATTGGTCTCGTTGACGAATACGGGTTTGGTAATGTTCATCGCAATCTTCATTGGAACACCCAGTTCTGTAATACTTAACTCTGGATCAGGAGTAATGACCGAACGTGCGCTAAAGTCTACACGCTTACCCATGAGATTTCCACGAACACGACCGGTTTTACCCTTGTGTCGTTCAGAAATCGACTTGAGTGCACGTCCTGAACGCTGCTTCACTGGATCAGTTCCAGAAATATTGTTGTCTACAATCGTCGCCACATAGTATTGTAAGACCGTAGTCCAATCATCAATCTGCTTCATGGGTGCGTTCTTTGCAATCTGTTCTTTCAATATATTGTTGTATTTAATGATATTGATGATAATGTGCGTTAGATCGTCCTCTGAACGTTGTTGACTGTCTTGCTTGACCGATGGACGAATGCTTGGCGGAGGAACCGCAAACGTTTTACAAATCATCCATTCGGGTCTTGACCATTGACTAGAAAATCCCATGAAATCAATGTCTTCGTCTGTAATCTTCTTGAAGATCTTCAATACGACTTCCGGCGTAAACTTCATGGTGAGTCCTTGACTGTCTTCGCCTTCTTGTGTATCCGTATTCCAATCCGCAATAATCGTCGCAAATCCTTCTTTACGAATCTTGGTAGGTTGTAAGCATTCACAACCATTAAACTAGAATCACCACAACGTTTTACCTTACTTGCAAGGGCGAACACATTATGCCAGCGATCAGTTGGTTTGTAAGATAAAAGGTTGGCATTGTCTTTCTTGTCTATCAATAAACGACTGCATTTGATGCAAACACAACGAAGAATCTTTGTAATTTCTTCAATGTATTGGATATAGAAGAGGGGTCTTGCCATTTTAATATGTCCAAAATATCCAGGGCAATTAATATAATTCTCACCATCCGTCGGACAAACCAAACCAGGTTCTAGAACACCCATGCGTGGGTCAAACAATCCGCCAATTTTTGGTTTCATACCATTGTAGGTTTCTTTGTTCGTGATCTCCGCAACCGAGTTTCGCTCGATCTCTTCTGGACTGAGAAGACTGAACTGGATGCCGATGATCTTAGACGGTTTTTTGGCATAGGTACTCATCTCTTTATTATATTAACTATTTTTTTAAATCCATTCAATTTTTCTATAGTTCTTTAGTATATGCCAAAACGCAAATCGGAAGACTCTGTCTCCGTTTACAAAAAATTAACCTATGGCGAGAATACCCATGGCGAAGACATCCTTTATTTCAAACAACAATCAAAGAATGACCAAACTATCCTTTTGAATGAACTTGCCTTTTTACATCGTATGACTTCTTCTTTTGTTCCTATTATGTTTCGTCTACTAGAATCGTCTATTCCTATGCCTTTTAAGATGATTGCTTACAAAAAGATATTGACACTAGAAACGGATGCAACTGGAAAAGTAAGGCAATGGATTGATTCTTTCTTACGTATTCCGTTTCATCAGACCATCCCTTTCTCCATACCTGAAAAGGATAGTGTGTTCTTAAAACAATGCGAATCTATCTTAGATCAATGCACCTTCGGTATGAAGGATGCTAAACATCAATTCTTGCAACTCATTGGAAAATGGTTAGTAAATCCAGATTCTATGGGAACGGCGATTGCCTTAAAAGGTCCAATGGGCACAGGTAAAACCACACTCATTAAACACGGCATCAGTAAAATACTAAACCGTCCTTTTGCGTTTGTTCCTTTAGGTGGCGCTTCCGATGGCAGTTTTCTAGAAGGACATTCCTTTACGTATGAAGGAAGCACTTATGGAAAAATAGTAGACATTTTAATTCAAACAAAGTGTGCAAATCCTGTGATTTTCTTTGATGAGTTGGACAAAGTCAGTCAAAGTGAAAAAGGAAGTGAAATCATTGGCATTTTGACCCATCTTACCGATACAACTCAAAACGCCCAATTTCATGATAAGTATTTTTCGGAGTTGGATTTTGATCTAAGTAAATGTCTATTCGTCTTTAGTTATAATGACGAGCAACTGGTGAATCCTATATTAAAAGATCGGATGGTGACGATAGAAGTTACAGGATATGATGTCCATGATAAATTAGTCATTGCTCGTGATTATTTGATTCCCGACATTCAAAAAGAATATCGTATGGATATTTCTTGGAAAGATGAATGGATCCTCCATCTCATTCATTGCACTGAAAAGGAAGAGGGAGTTAGAAACTTAAAAAGAAATCTGGATAAAGTGTATAGCCGTTTAAATCTGGCTCGTCTATCCGAAAAGTCTATATTACTTACACCTGAATTACTGGATGAATGGTTTCCTAAGGTTCAAAAAGAAACATATTCTAGTATGTATTTATAACCATTCTGGTTATGCTTTTATAACCATTCTGGTTATGCTTTTATAACCATTCTGGTTATGCTTTTATAACCATTCTGGTTATGCTTTTATAACCATTCTGGTTATGCTTTTATAACCGAAAGGTTATAGTTTCAATGCATGTTTCATCATAGGATAATGGTCAATCCAGTCCTGGTTTATATGAGAAGTATCCTCCACTGTTTTGTCTCTAAATAACGTAGAACATGTTCTATCGTCCATGTTGTATTCTAATTGATAACATATTTCTGTAATGGATGTTATATCCTTCATATGAACACTCATAAAATCATCTAATTCTTTGTTAAGTGCGGTGTAATCCTCTATGGCGATTCTTGCATGATTGATTGCTGCATTATTATCTTTCGTAACTAAGTTATACGCCTTTGAATAATTTTCATAAATCTGGATATACCTTCCCATGAAATATTCATGCTGTTGATCTATGCTTAGATTCTTCTTATAACTAGTAACCTTATACACAAGAATACCCTGAATATATCGAATAATAGAACTCAATAGATGAAACATCTGGGAAGTTTTCAGTAAGATTTCTTCATATAACACGTCATTCTTTTCAAAGATAGACTCATTGGTCGTTTGCACATCCATGAGATTCTGATCCTGTTTATCCTTAATGCTATTCCATTCGTTGTTCATGGCATTCACGTATTTCTTACCAACCTCCAGATTTTGTTTGATTTCGTTCTCATGTTTCTGGATAAGATCTTCATTATGTTTGATGACACGACTCAATGCAGGATCTTTATAAATATTGGTGGAGACACACTTTTGGAAATTATCCTGCGTGGTGACCCATGGATTTTTATTCATGGGATCTAAAAACCCAGAAAAGAAAAGAAATCGTGGATTACATTTTTGTTCACTCCAACTCATATGCATTAGTTTTCTTTGGATATTGGCATATAAATAACCAAATACAGACAGGATCAACAAAATAAACACGATCGGTAATATAAAGTTTGCACTATAGGATGATTTACTTTCTTGATAGATAATTTTTATTTTCTCAGCGGACATGTATATAGGCGCTATTTTTTTTGGAAGTAAGTCGTTATATTGTTAAAGATGGATTGTAACTTTTCCATATATCCATGGATATATCCAGTAGTAGTGTTGTTCAAATCATTTGCAACTTCTTGTGACGCTTCGATTTCTTTCACTTGATCATCGTATTTGTTTTTCGCTTCAGAAACTTCCTTCGTGTAGTTTCCAACTGCGGTTGTAAGTGCATCATAGTTGTTTTCAATACCAGACATATTGGCAAGGACTTCTTCTTGTTCAGCAACTTCCTTTCTGAAAAGGTCCGTTGTAGTTGCTGCGCTCAAGTTCACAATACATCGTTCAAAATCTTTATTCGCTTCTTCTTGTGTTTGAAACAATGAATTTGCAAATAAGTTCAAAGGATTACATGTGAGATTGTTCCATCCTGACCGACTTTGGGATTGCATCGCCAGGAATTTCATATAGAGAAACACAATGAAGAAAACAAATAATACCACATTACGATCAAATGTGTCACTCATACTATATATTATTTTTATATAAATAAATAGACTGTATCTATATAATGGCGCTCCTCCGACAATATTTTGACTTGCATAAAGAATACAAGTCAAAATATGGGGTAAATACATTCCTTTTGATGCAAGTAGGTAGTTTTTTTGAAGTATATTCTAAAGAGGATTCGGATGAGAATATGCAAGCGTTTTCTCAACTATGTGATCTAAGAATAGCAAGCAAAGGAGAACATTACATGGCAGGTTTCCGTGATTATATGTTAGACAAATACATTGCTAAAATTGTAGAAGAATCTTATACTGCTGTCGTGTATGTTCAAGAAGAAAAAACAGGCGTGATTGAAAGAAAGTTACAGGGGATTTATAGTCCAGGCACTGCGTTTGTAGAAGAGAAGAAGTTGTCCAATCATTTTGCATGCATTTGGATCTACAAAACACCCAAATCTCCTTCTATGATCCTATTTGGAGTTTCTGTCTTGAACATCTTTACAGGAAAAGTCGAAGTATTTGAATACCAAGAACTCTATTATCATAATCCAACCACCTATGATCCACTGGAACGTTTTTTCTCTATCTATCAACCAACCGAGACGGTCGTCATACACAACTTAGAAAAAGAAAACGTAGATTCTATTCTACAATATTTAAATCTCAAACAGAAAAAAGTGACCACTTATCATGAAAAGGATCCATTGTATGGGAAACAGATCACGCGGTGCGAAAGTCAACGATATCAAAAAGAAATTCTACAAAAATATTATCCACATCTTACCAAAGAACTCTTGCTGGACACCCTTTTTGAAAAGATGATCGCCTTTCAATCCTTGTGTTTTCTATTGGATTATGTGAACCAACACAATGCGGGTCTTACCCAAAAATTATGTGATCCAAAAATGGAAACGATAGATCAGTCTCTTGTCTTGGCGAATCATTCTTTGAAACAATTGAATATTCTGGACACCGAATACACAGGACCTTATTCTAGCGTATTATCTCTTTTGAATACCTGCAGAACAAAAATAGGACGTAGAGAGTTTCAATCCGTTCTCTTGCATCCAACCCGAGACAAAAAGAAATTACAAGAATCCTATAATCTCATTGACTATTGTCTCGATCAGAAATATGATACAACCTCTCTTCTACTTCAGTTATACGACGTGGAAAAAATGGGAAGAAAACGAATCCTTGAAAAAGTATGTCCACGGGATTATTTTCTTTTACACGAAACCTGTCAATTGTTGTCTCAATATCTTACACCTTCCAAAGATCTATGGATGAATGCATTGGAATCTGAAAATGTCCTACAAGAGATTCATATAATTCAAACACGACTGAATAAGTATTTGAACGTGAAGAAAGCGGAACATATCACTGAACTGGACGATACGTGTGATTTTCTCATTCAACAAGGGGTCGATCTAGAACTAGACAACGCTTGTCGTAACAAATTGGAATGTTTTGCAAAGTTCAAAAGTATTTGCGACTATTTAAATGGATGTTATCAGTTTTTTGAAAATAAATGTGAAGAAGCGTTTAAAATACATGAAACAGACAAGTCCGGTGTCTCCATACATATCACAAAACGACGAATGGGTGTAATTGCAAAACATTTACTTCCTCAGGTCACTCTGAAGTTTTATTCAGTCTATACCCAGCAAAATGAAACCTTTGAGTTTCATCCTTCGTTACTTACTTTTCAAGAATACAATAGTCAATCCTATGTAGTAGTTTCACAAGAGTTGTCTGCATTGATACACGATCGGATGACTACATCAGATATATTTTTGTCTCATTTGAAACGAGTCTATCAACAGTTTCATACGTATATGAATGTGTCATATGATTTGGTCATCCGTTGTATTCAAAAAATGGATATCATGAACACCCATTGTGAAAACATTCGTAAATACAATTATTGTAAACCAGTCTTGAAAGAATCCGAAAGGTCCTTTGTTCGAGCAACCAAGATGAGACATGCGCTAATAGAGCATCTAGAATTACGTGAATCGTATGTTGCGAATGATGTGGATTTAGGTTCAGATAGTCAAGGAGTCTTGTTGTTTGGAACCAATGCAGTGGGTAAAACCAGTTATATCAAATCCATTGGTATTTGTGTGATTCTAGCGCAGGCGGGTATGTATGTGCCTTGCGAAACCTTTGAATATTGTCCGTATGAATATCTCTTTACACGAATTATCGGGAATGACAATTTGTTCAAAGGATTGTCTACCTTTGCCGTGGAAATGAGTGAATTACGTGTGATTTTACAGAAATGCAACGCGAGTTCTCTTATTTTAGGGGATGAACTCTGTTCAGGCACAGAAATAGATTCTGCACTCAGTATCTTTGTCTCTGGATTGATGGATATTTATCAGAAACAAAGCAGTTTTATTTTTGCAACCCATTTTCATACCCTACAAACCTTTGACGAAATCAAGCAAATGACCCGTCTCAAGATGAAACATTTAACGGTGCAATACAACTATGAACACCAGACGCTTGTCTATGGAAGAACGTTGTGTGAGGGTCCAGGCGAGAGCACCTATGGACTAGAGGTATGTAAATCATTAGCATTACCCGATGATTTTCTGAAACGCGCTTATGCGATCCGGAATCGTCAATTGGAACAAGGATCTATTTTACTGTATAAAGAAAGTAAATACAATCGTGAAAAGATCAGATCCGTCTGTGAGTTTTGCAAACAGAAAATGGGCACAGAGATCCATCACTTAGCATATCAAAAAGATTCTGCCATTCCGATGATTCATCATGTGTCTAATTTATCAAGTATTTGCGAAGAATGTCATCAACGCATTCATGCATTGGGACTGGTCTACGAAAAACGAAAAACCTTGGACGGTGACTATATTTTCTTGACTAAAAATTGACACTTGTATAAAAGAAAATATGACGATAGATACGATGTGTTCCGTAGGAATGACGTCTATGAGTTGTCTGCAAGAGTCTGAAATACCGAGTAAGTTCACCTTGGTCATTCGAAAACCTCAAGAAGGGAAGACTTTTATATGCACGCATGATATATCCACAGATAGGTCCTCTGCAATTCATATAATTCTAACCATGAATACTCTATCCGCTTCTAAACAATTTAAAGGACGTCTAGAGAATGCAATTGGTAGAGAAAGAATCATTGAGTTTAATAGTTCACCTTCTGGAACGAATCCTGCGAGAAATATGGATGAAGTTCTTCAACATATAGAACGTAAAAATATCAAAGCGATTATATGTTGCGCCCATGAAACCAAAATAAGATTGAAGATACCAAGACTTTTAGATTATTTATCTGATCCACGAAAAAACTACAAAATCATCATTCATGTGGATGAAGCGCATAAATATATCACAGAGAATCGCGCCGACATTCGTAACTATAATGATTCCCCCATTGTGACACGTATTATAGGATATAGCGCATCACCCATGGGTATATGGAATACCGACACAAACGATGCCATCTTTTATAAAATACATATACGAGACATAGAAAAGGAGTTTGGTCTGTTTCGATCCAAACATTATTTTGGCGTAAAAGATTGCGACGTAATCTATTCAGAACCGTTAGAGACAGACGTCATCCCTCTAGAAATTCCAAAAAAAATACTGAAGCAATCGGGTGGAAGCAAAACCGATTGTTTATATGCAGACAAGTTTCCTTTTACGATCGGAAACGAACAATCTCTATTGGTTCATATTAAAATGACTCTCCCGAAAATGAAGATTTGTCCAAATACATTTAGTTATCATTATATACCTGCATATACACGAAAGATTACACATTATTATGCATGTAGTCTTATATTAGACCAATTTCCAAATGCAAATGTCATTGTGATCAATGGAAATGGTGGAATACAACTGTTTCGGAATACAGGACAAATTGTCGTGAATATAGACAAGGATATTCTTGAACCCTCTGAACGAATCGAACGAATGATACGAGGATATTCATCTTGTCCTACATTTGTGACTGGATTTCATTGTGTAGGGATGAGTGTCACCCTCATCAATGAAACCTTGGGTAATTTCGATAGTGTCATCCTAAATCATACGCAATATAACCCAGATATACTATATCAATTATGTCGGTTTCTATTCAACTATGCCTCTTGGAAAAATACATCCCATATAAAAAAAACAAGGATCTATGCTCTTTCCAAAGAAGTGATCGAAACTTGTCTACAATACGAAGACATCGTGGATGATATTGTAGATCATCATTCTGGGTCAGAGGTGACTCTTCGAGACATAGACGGAAGAGAACCGTCTGAACCAACCAGCAAAGAAAAAAAGAAACTTGCTCTGAGTCAAGCAACCGTTCAACTTAGTTGGAAACGTTTCAAAGTATACGACCAGAATGATGAATCGCAGTGGAATGCGGTTCAAACACAATATGAGGATATAAGAGGGAAAAGTCTAACGGATAAATCACGACCTAAAAAGATAGGTGATTACTATCATTGTTCTACTACCAAAAACATAGATAAACATAGTATTAGTCAAATACAACAATTACAGGATCACAGTTGGTGGTCTACCTTTCAATTGGTGAACAAACAATACCGTTATGTAAGAATATTTGTAGGATATGATTGTTTAGACGATCCAACCCAATATACCATTTATCTGAAGTGCGTGATTCTAGAAGAAAATGAATACAATAAAAATCTTTTGAAAGAATACGGAAAAGAATAATCCATTTATTTTGGAATACATATTTTATACTCCTTTAATTTTTGTTCTAATTCTTTTACGTCTTTCGCGGTAGGTTTATCTGGACATTTTAATTTCGCATTCTCGTGCATATGGTTATGTATCTCTATATAATCATCATAACCCTGTTTTCTAGTAGGACTAATCCCTGTAAAAAGAAAGATCATATATTCTAATCCTCTCCAAAATAATAGGGTATCTAGAATATAGTTATTGTATTCAGTAATCACACAATATTTCTCATTCGATAATCTATGATGTAAAGAATGATGTTCATGGGAACAAAAGATGCCGCATTTTTGCAATAATTTTACGCATGTATGGTTTTCACAATCTCTCATGTGAGAAAATCGATGTATGAGATTGGATAATACCATGAAAACAAATAGCGTCACTATAAAGTATGGATTTCTGACAAAGAACTTCGGTGAAAGAATATACCATACACATAAGAATACAATCGCAAAAGGTAATGTATAGGTCATATTCTCCAAGTAACTGTAAGAAATCATGGTTCTTGGAAAATAATGATGCATTTCATTGTCCTTTGCAATATCTCTTAAAATAGGTATATCAGAACAATAGTCTAAATAACAATCTTCAAACCAATGAAAGGTTCCTGCGATCAAATCTGCTAGTATAAATCCAAATAGAATCTGTAAGATAGGATGTATTTTTTTCATTTATATAAAGAGTTAATTAAATGATCCTGTAATTCAAATATTTCATTCTATTAATGGACATCCTGTTATATGGCGTATTCTTAGGTGGTTATTGTTCAGGTGTTTGTTTTAGTGTTTCCGTTTATTATTCGTATATTCAGATCATTTCACAGTAAAATTGATTCCCTTTATTTAAATAGAAAGAACGTAACATGGAAACCATTATTGTCTTCGTGGTCAGTTGTGCATGCTTTCTAGCGGTGTTATTTGGAACCACTCTCTATTACATGTATCTTGCATTCTATTATAACAGTAGACAAACGAGACCTTCTGGACGATAAATAGATACTTATGGATAAGTTTTTAACATCCGCGAAAATTGATTTGAAAAGAATATCGCATAAGGATATAGACGATGCTTATTCCTGTCAAATGCTTCACGTGTGGAAAAGTGATTGGAAACAAATACAATTACTATTTGAAAGAAACGATTAAACGAAAGGAACAGATGGGCGAAATCCCACAAGAGATTCAATATTTAGACGACAAAAGCATTGACAAAACGGTAGAAGGTATTCTACTGGATGAACTAAAACTGAAAGATATGTGTTGTCGGAGACATTTCCTGACACATGTAAATATCTTCTAATATATATGACCTATAAGCGAAAGATAAGAAAGTTCCATACGAATAAAAGAAAGAGAAAGAAAAATAAAAAGACACCTATCAGAACCAGGTTAAGATCAACAAAAGGGAAAACCCTTAAGGGCGGATTTTTATCGGAGGCGTCTTATTTCGTGAATAAAGTAGATTCGTTTTTTTCCGTAGATCCTACACCCCCTCTTGGAAACGCCCCTGACCCTGTTCCACCTTTTCCTTATTTTCAAACAAAATAAAAAATATATAGGGATACTAATGGCAAAACTACGAAAATTGTCTATGTCACCGTCTACGTCTTCTTTTGATTTAAGAAAAATGTGCACACCTGCCACGATTTACTTCGTGATTTCTTTGATTTTCTTAATCATGATTGGTGTGTCTAATCTAAAGGAAACTGATCGTCTCTGTGTAGGCGATTACAGTTGCTATGTAGGCAACAATACTCTTGTCTTCTTACTAAATGCGATCTATATTCTGTTCTGGACCTTTATTCTAGATCTGATGTGCAAGAACGGTTACTCTTCACTCTCTTGGTTTATTTTGTTGTTGCCTTTTCTACTCAGTCTATTTCTTTTAGCATTCATGCTGTTTACCTCGCCCTAAACATTTATGAAAATAAGATATAAAAAATAATACATTACCATATAAATGAAAGAAGATTTCCATTTTTCATTTATAGAGAAGTATTTTAAAGAAAATTCGTGGGTAGATCATCATATTTTGTCGTGCAATGATTTCTATGATGTAAGCATTCCAAAGATTTTTATGGAAAAAAATCCGATGCGTTATTACGCCGGATTGAATAAAACCACGAACCAATACAAATATAGCGCAAAGATTTATATTGGAGGAAAAAAGGCAGATAAACTCTATTATGGAAAACCTGCGATTTATGACGATAAAAATGTGCATTACATGTTCCCGAATGAAGCGCGTCTTCGTAATATGACCTATGGTATTTCGATTCATTATGATGTAGAAATAGAATTGACCATACAAGACGATTCAGGAGTGGTTACATTAGAAAAGATGTTGCCTCAACAAGATCATTATTTCTTGGGTATGTTTCCCATTATGTTACAAACCAAGTTGTGTGTCTTGTCAAACTTGCCATCCGAGACACGTTACTACATGGGTGAATGCAAGCATGACTATGGAGGATATTTTATCATAGATGGAAAAGAAAAGGTGTTGATCCCTCAAGAACATTTTGGAGACAATTTGATTTATACTCGTCCCGTGAAAGACAACAAGCATGATTACTCGGTAGAGATTCGCTCGGTCTCAGAAGATATTTCTAAACCTAGACGAACTCTTGCAATCCGTAGGGTTATGCGAAAGGCCACGAGTAACGAACAGTTTCTAGTCTTTATTCCCGATGTCAGAATCCCGGTGCCTTTGTTCATTGTCATGCGTGCACTAGGAATTACCTCTGACAAAGAGATATGTAAGACCATTTTACATGATCTAGATGCAAATGAATCCTATCTTGAAATGTTACGACCCTCTATTCACGATGCAGGACCTATTTTTAATCAAAAAACAGCATTGGAATACATTGGTAGTTTTACCAAATACCATTCCATACAAGCAGCGTATAAATGTCTCGTCTATCAATTGTTGCCCCATGTGGGAGAAATGAACTTCAAAGCAAAAGCATGCTTCATCGGACATATGGTTTTTGAATTGTTGAAAGTGATTCGCAAGGAAGAACCTCCTACCGATCGAGACAATTACAAATATAAACGTGTCCAATCATCCGGCGTATTGATGAAAGAATTGTTTTTGGAATACACGAAGGAAATGTATGATGAAATATACAAATCGATTGATAAAGAGTTCTACTACCATGATTCTACTTATCTAGACGAGGAACCCGTGCAGGAAGGTGGAAATAGTAAGTTCATGAATCTCTTTATGGATGATTTTTTCAAACAACGGTTTATTGAAGAAGGATTCCGAAAAGGGTTTAAAGGAAATTGGGGTGCAAAAGCGCATACCAAACGTGTAGGTGTCATTCAATCCATGAATCGTCTTACGTATCATAGTTTCATGAGTCATTTGCGACGAGTAGATTTAGAGATTGACGAATCGAACAAGTTGGTCGGTCCGCATTTACTACATGGATCGCAATATGGGTTGTTTGATCCAATTGATGTAGGAGGTAGTGTAGGTATTGATAAACAAATGGCGATGATGTGTGCCTTCACTAACCCCATTACGAATCAAGACATGATGAAATGGATCTCAGAAAATATGCGTGAAGAAGAATTGAAAGTTCGTTTCTTGGAAGAATGTAGTTACGAAGACATGCATTGGCATACAAAATTGTTTATCAATGGAGTATGGGTAGGCATGATCACAGATCCGATGCGATTCAAACAAGTCTTTATTACCTGTCGCCGTCTCGGATTGATTTCACCTTTTATTGGTTTCGCATTTGATATGAAATACAAGAAGATTTCCATCTCGTGTGATGAAGGACGACTGGTTCGACCCTTGTTTTATGTGGACAAAGGGAAGTTGAGTTATGAAACGATGAAGGATGTAGAAAAGAGAACATGGAAAGAGTGTTTGTTTGGATTAAAACCTCACGTTCCCTTTGCCTCACGGGATGTGATTCAGAAGATGGATCCGGAAAACGATCGTGTAATTGTAGAGTATTTGGACAACAGTGAAATGGAAACGTTGTATATTGCTTCTACCAAACTAGAAAAAGATTGCACTCATATGGAGATTCATCCATCCCTCTTGTTCGGTGTCATGGGCGGACAAGTATTGTTTCCAGAGAACAGTGCTTTGGCGCGAAATGATTACAGTTGCATCCAGGGTCGCCAGGCAGTTTCTTTATATCATACTAACTTTTTTAATCGTATTGATACTACAGGGGTATTGTTGAATTATGGTCAGAAACCGGTGGTCAAGAGTCGTTATACCCGATTGATCAATGAAGAAGAACATCCTTACGGTGAAAATGCCGTCGTTGCAATCATGTGTCATACTGGTTATAATGTAGAAGATTCTATTCTCATTAACGAATCTGCCGTCAAGCGAGGGTTGTTTAACATTACCTATTATAGTATGTATGAAACGTATGAAGAGACCGGCGATAGAACTGAGAAACGAATTGCGAATCCTGTATTAAAAGGAGCAACTCATCTCAAACCCGGTTACAATTACAATGAATTGGGGGAAAATGGCATCATTCGTGAAAATACCATTCTAGATGATAAGACGGTGATGATTGGAGCGATTAAATATTCTAATGAAAATCCAGGGGATCTATCTGATGCGAGTATCTTTTCTGCCAAAGGTCAATCTGGAATCGTAGACAAGGTCTATATGTCTCAGAATGACGAAGGACGTCGTATCGTCAAGGTAAGAGTTCGCGAAGAAAGACGTCCCAACATTGGAGACAAATTCTCCAGTCGTTGCGGACAAAAGGGCACTATCGGCACGCTGATTGCAGAAGAGGATATGCCTTTTACTAAAGATGGTTTACGTCCTGATCTGATTATTAATCCACATTGCATGCCGAGTCGCATGACCATTAACCAATTGATTGAGTGTCTCTTTTGCAAGGTGGCGATTCACAAAGGATGTGCGGTGGATTCTACGCCCTTTGTCAATCAAGGACCCAAACACAAGTTACTGGGGAGTCTGTTGAACGAGTTTGAGATGCACTCTTCTGGAAATGAGATTCTATACAATGGTATGACCGGTGAACAAATTGAATCCGAGATTTATATGGGACCTACCTATTATACACGATTGAAACACATGACCCAAGACAAGATCAATTATCGTGCACGGGGTCCACGAGCAGCACTCACCCGTCAGACCAATCATGGACGTTCAAAAGATGGCGGGTTACGCATTGGAGACATGGAACGTGATTCTATTTTGTCTCATGGAATGTCCGCCTTCATGTATGATTCTATGATGACTCGCGGAGACTATTATAAGATGGCGATTTGTAATCATTCTGGCACTATTGCGATTTACAACCGAAATACCCAAAATTTTTACAGTCCTGTGTTGGATGGTCCTTTACAATTTGAAAAAACAGATGTAGACACCTTTGTTCCCAATATTGTCACGAAATACGGTAAGGAGTTTAGTATCGTAGAAGTGCCGTATTGTCTCAAGTTGCTGATGCATGAACTTACCTCGATGAACGTGCAGATGCGTTTGATTACTGCTGAAACGATAGACAGTCTTACCACTGCTGGAAAACGATCCATGGGTGAGTTTAAAACATGGGCGAAGAAAGAACCGCCTGCATTTTTGGAAAAACAAAAAATAGAATCTTTACTAAACCAACCTTTGTCCGATGAAGAATACAAAGCAATCACTGAACCTGAACCTATACAGATTGAACCTGAATTGGAACCTGAACTAGAAGAATATGAACCTAAGATTGAACAGAACAAGAATCAAACGAATAATTCTAATGAAAAATCCGACGAAACTGTATCTAATTCAAACTCCAACGCGAATGGTTCTAACGAGAATGGTTCTAATACAAATGACTCTAATACAAAGGTTGTAAACATTCAGGTTAAAACGAATATAGACAACGTAAAACCTGAACAAGAGAACTCTACACCAGTCCCAACCCCTGAAGCATCCAATGCTGAATCCAGTGAAGCGTCTAATTCTAACGCAGAATCCAGTGAAGCATCCAATTCTAATGCTGAATCCAGTGAAGGATCTAATGCAGAATCTAGTGAAGCATCCAATGCTGAATCTGCAGAAGCACCCAAGAACATCAAAAAGATTAGTTTTAATCTAAAACCATAAATGGATATTAATTCTACCGTTATTTTATATGAATAAAACACAAAAGAACAGAGAGTTGAAAAGGAAACAACACAATTTGGATGACTTCCGAGAGCAATTTAATATTCTTTACTTGCTCATACTAAAAAGCAAAAACTCTATAAGAGAGATTGAGCGTTTCTTTAGAGAGAACCGAGGAAATCTCAATCGTCTCATTCTTGTAGATACAAGTCATAGACCTATTTCTAAATCACAGTCTACTGGATCCAATGTATCTTTTTTTCCTATCTTAAGTGTATTATTTCCTATTCTACCTGTTAACCAAAGAAAAGAGGTAGTTGATTTATTTGTGAAATATGGTGGTGATTTAAACCAAACCAATTACAAAGGTGACCATTCTGCTCTTTATGCTGCAATTTTACTTGGAGACAAGGGATTGATTAAAAAACTTATAGACTCTCATGCAGATTTAGATGTATTAAAAGGATATCAAAAGAATGTCTATAATACAGTTACAGGTTCTGTTAAACCTAAAGCTAAGACTCGTAAAAATGCACCTTTGCCTAAACTAAAAAATAAAAATGTAACTCGGAAGAAAGCGAGTCCCAAACCTAGTCCCAAGCGTGAGAGTCCCAAACCAAGTCCCAAGCAGGATAGTCCGAAGCGTGAGAGTCCCAAACCCAGTCCGAAACCAAGTCCCAAGCAGGATAGTCCAAAGCGTGAGAGTCCGAAACCCAGTCCCAAGCGTGAGAGTCCCAAACCAAGTCCTAAAAAAGTAGAAATATTACCGTATGGAATACCGGTGACTCATTATGAACCCTCTGAAGAACCCGCATTCTGGAAACCAATCTTTCAAGAAGGAGAAATGCTGAATCTAAGAGAAAAAATACATGAAATGATGCGCGAGGATTGTGATCTAGGTGCACGTGGTTTTAGAAATGATTGGGGTTTGTGTAATAAGATTAAGAATATCCTACCTACCTATTTTGTTCCTACCCAAAGTAAACCCTATATCCATCGTTCAGGTATGGCATATGGTGTTTCCCCTATTGATTTTTCAAACTTTAATGTCATTCTATGTGCTTCTTTTCTGGTCTTTGGTATGGTGAATGATCGAATGAAGGATCAAGATTATCAGTTTTTATTGAAAGGCGGGAAAGCAATACAATTGGCGTTGGCAGAGACCGAGGATAGACCCTACGAATCGGAAGACATCGATATTCTTATCCTACCGAAAAAAGCATATGATCGCGAGGAAATCAAACAGGTGGCAGGTCACTTGGCATCATTGTTGAAATGGTTTGTAGAACTACCTACGACGTATTGTAATATCTCTATCCAAAGTCCAGATGGTCTAGGCGCAAACCCTGGTGCAAATCCAGACTTGTTTAAACTTAGTTATATATTAACCGCTATAAAAGGACCGAGACAAGTCTTTAAGGCATTCTCAGATATTGATTTCAAAGAGATCCCTGCAGATCACAAAAAATATTATAGATACTTAACTGATTCTACCTATAACATGGAAGGATTGGGAGATATTCTGTATGTATATGCCAATATAGATTCCCTATTGGATGAAAAGGTATTTTATTATGCCAAATATGAACGGTTTTCACAGATGGAATTGATTCCGGAACCAGGTGTAACCCGCGAGGATTGCATCCGATTTATGGAAAAATTTAAGCGCGCGATTCTTGTCTTGAACCATGCGATGCAAAAGGATAATCCAGGAAATGCAGAAAAAGACTCTATCCGTATGAGACTCCAACGTATTCCTGAAATCAAAGATGATCCTATGGCGAAGGACCGTATACTGCGTAGTTTATATCCATAAAATTGATCGTCTTTTCTTTCGTAGATAAGTATTTAAAATGGCATCCATCGGTGAAATCATGGCAGAAGTGGTGACTCATGCGGAAGTAGTCACGCACGAAACCACTGTCATGTATGACGACGAGGCGCTCTCTGAGGTCAAATGTTTGACCGTGGAAGAACTCTATGTTCGCTTGGACAAGGAGTTGGACTCGATTAGTCCTATACTATATGATGCCAATTCGCAAGATCATATAAGGATCATAGAATCTATTATTAAAAATAAAAATACGGAGACTATTAATTACTGTTTGTGCGAACTATATCGTCGAAATATAAGCATTTGTCCGCTACATACCTTCCCTTTCCTTTGTGCAATTGGTCCATGTGTCGAATTCTACCAACACAGTATAATTGATAATACAAACTGGATTAATTGGTCTAGATACTTATGTTGTTTGGTCGGTTATAAAAAACCAGTCAAAGATGCGTTGGAAAAACTTAAAATAATAAAGGAAATGCACCTCGCTTGTCTGAAACAACCCAAGATTTACGAGGAAATCAACGATCTCATGGATTCCATTTTGGATGCCAATGGAAATCAGATTTCTGAGTTCAAAGACTATTTGACACCTGATCATTACCGACTCATTCGGTCAGGAGTAGATGTCAAAGAAATCAAGGATCCCGATACTTTATTACAGTCTCTTCGAAAGATGAAATCTACCAGAAAAATGAAACCTAAGAATAAAATTGAAAAGATTTAAATAGTTTTTCTCCTTTGTATAAAATGGAGTCTAAAAGTATCTATCTCAGCAAACTCTACAAATCCAGGAATAACATGATCTATTACTTGAAAGAAATGGGTTACGACTGCACCGCTCACGAACACTTTAGTATGGAAGAACTGGACAATTTGCAGAAGAACGATGGATTGGATTTTATGGTCGTCAAAGGAAATGAGAAGTGCTACGTGAAATACATGACCGAAGATGCCAATACAAAGAATCCAGCGAATAGCGTGAAAAAACTGAATATCTCCAACATCATCGATGAAATGTTCATGCAAGAAGGCATCTTGACTGAAAAGGATACGCTCGTGTTGATTACAAACGAATATTCGGTAGACAGTATTCATAAAACACTCAAGAACATCTGGGAACTCAAACGCCTTTATGTGGTTCTCTTTGATTTGAAACAACTACAGTTGAATGTGCTCAAACACAGACTCGTGCCGAAGCATGTCAAACTGAATTCAGAAGAAAAAGTGGAATTGTATCGCACGCTGAATGTTGAGGAAGATGCGCAACTTCCAGAGATTAGTCGGTTTGATCCAGTTGCCAAGACACTCTTTATGAGACCAGGTGAAGTGTGCCGTATTACTCGGTTTGATAAAATATCCTTTACCAACGAGTTTTATCGTGTATGTATCTCTTAATTTATAAGAGTGTATCTATATGGCAGAATTAAGCGCTTATATGGAGAATCAAAGCAGAATGGAGACAGCAGAAGAGATGGACGAAAATACACAAGCGATTTATAGGAATGATCTATTGTATCTTTTTTTTAAGATCTTCCTGTTTGTAATTTTAGGAGGAGTTTTTTATTATTTATTCAAAGACCAGGATCCGAATCAGATGGTAAATCAAATTAAGGAAAAAACCAGTGCAGTTACGAATGCCGTCCGAGACAAATTAAACCCACCTGAAATAGTCAAAGTATAATGTAAGACAAATACAAATATGCGTATAATTTATCGAAACCGTAATTACTTTCTTTAAAGATTAGGTAAATACGTTTACAACTATATAAATATAATTGATTATATCATAGGATGAAATACTTACTGCTGGTAGATTCCCATCTGCGAGATGTGCATTTTTTGTTATCTACTGTTACTTCTGACGTAACGTATGTATTGGTTGATTCAAAAAAAGATACTCCTGATGCCATACTTAAAAAAATACCTCAAGACACTTATTCAAGAGTTGGTATAGTTCAAGAGAACTCTTTCATAGAGACCTATCAATGGGTAGAAAGTTTAGGAAGTTCGGTATTGAAAGATGCCTCTATATTAGATCCTACATTAGAGTCTTGGCTTCCTATGATACATTTACTTCAACGATTAAAAGACTTTGGCATGGAACATTTAGATTTTATTGAATGCAATTTAGGAACACCCGATTGGTTATTTATTACTCAATCGTTAGAACAAAGACTGAATATAGTAATCCATCATTCTACTGGTGTTATAGGGGAAGGTGGGTCATGGACCTTAGACAATGATCCGGAGATTTTAACAGATGATATTGTCCTGGTTGGTTTATATTTTACAGAAAATGTTCGCTATTATCCGTATGCCTTAGGGACTAGCGGGGGATCCGTTGAATATAATAATTTTAGGGGAGCAATGCACATTATCAATACAAGTCATCATATTTATTCATGGGGAACCAATTGGTTTGGTTGTTTTGGGATAGGAAATATATCAATCAACCAACAATTTTGGACCTATACACAAACCCCTCCTTCCTCTTTTCCTAGTAACCCTATTGCGATAGATGGTAGTGCGATGCATACTGTCGTATGTCTACAGAATGGAACCGTCTATGGAATGGGTATGAATGTAGATGGTCAAACAGGAACACTTACGGGTTATGGATGGGGACCTAATCAGTCCCAATGGTATTCGCCTGTAATCGTTCCAGGTATTACTAATGCGGTAGATGTTGCTTGCGGTGATTCTCATACACTTGTTTTAACGAGTAATGGAGATGTATATGGATTCGGTTATAATTATTACGGTCAATTAGCAATTCAATCATCTATAGCAAATTCAGTTGCGTATAACAATTTTTCGGGTGCAGTTGTAAAATGTATTCTACCTGAAAAAATAAAAGGTATTTATGCAAATCTACAAGCAAGTGTATTCTTAGGTGCAAGTGGTTCACTCTATGTGGCGGGTGATAATTATAATGGATTTATAGGGTTGGGTTCAACCCCTAATACCACGAGCGCAGTAAAAGTATCAAATACTTTGTTTAAAACTGCATCTGTAGGTTTCTATTTCACTTTAGCTTTAGATTTAAATGGAAACATTTGGGGGACAGGACAAAATGAAACCTACCAATTAGGAACAGGTAATACAATCGGGTATACTACATTTCAACAGATCACTTCTTCTACTGTTTATAAGTCTATTTCTGCAGGATATATGCATGCAGGTTCCACAGATACGGAGAATCGTTTATGGATGTGGGGAAACAATCAATATGGTCCGTTAGGAAATGGAACCAACACAAATGTTACAATTCCTACCCGATCTAATATGACGATCCCTTCTTTATCTAGTCAATATGTTGTTCCATCTATTATTATGACGGGGTATCGTTTTACAATTATAGGGGTGTTTCATGGAAATAATATTGTTATGTGTAGTTCAGGATTAAATACAGCAAGTCGATTGAGAAATATTTATGATGATGCATATCAAGCATGGACGTTTACTGTAATGGATGGTTCTAGTTTTTTATATGTTCTACCTGCACCTGAACCTGCATTTACCTATTTAAATGAAGTAAGTATCCAATCTATACAACCATCTTCTGGAACAACCAATACACCCGTTCTATTGAGTGGAGAAAATCTAGATAAAGTAACCTCAGCGTTTTATGGTGTAAATCCTGCAACGTATACTCTCAATTCATCCACATCTATATCGCTCACTACCCCAGCAGGAAGTGGAAATGTCTCTGTCTCACTTGTCCATCCAGGCGGAACATTGTATTCACCTACTGTTTTCACGTATGCGAATCCTTCCATTAACAGCATGAGTCCTTCTAGTGCACCCTCTAACAGCGTAATTGAAGTGAGGGGTGTAAATCTATCCAATACTTCTTCGGTTCGTTTTAACACAAGCGCATCATCCTTTGTGAATACCTCTGTTGGATTAAATGTAACTGTCCCAGTAGGGACCGGAAATGTATCTGTGTTTGTGACGGATACATATGAGAATACAGTAAGTGCATCCGAAAGGTTTTCATTTCTGAATCCTTCCATTACACAGATCACAGCAGGGGCATCACGTTCGTCAGTTACTATCACAGGAACCAATCTATTACAAGTTTCTTCCGTGAAGTTTAATCAGACACCTGTATCTTTTGTTCGTATATCAGACACCGCACTCAATGTTTCTGTACCAGTGGGCAGCAACACCACACCCGTAACTGTAACCGATTCTTATCAAAATACTGCACTTACAACATTCACGTATGCGAATCCTTCCATTAACAGCATGAGTCCTTCTAGCGCACCCTCTGGCAGTGTAATTGAAGTGAGGGGCGCAAATCTATCCAATACTTCTTCGGTTCGTTTTAACACAAGCGCATCATCCTTTGTGAATACCTCTGTTGGATTAAATGTAACTGTCCCAGTAGGAACCGGAAATGCATCTGTGTTTGTGACGGATACATATGGAAATGAAGTCAATGCTGGTATATTTACCTATCCAACCGTTCCCATTATAGAACCATCTATTAGTCTATATCCAAATAAAGCAGTTGCTCAATATCCAGTCATGATCACAGACACAGGTTCGAGATTTTCAAATGAAGTCTCTGTCTATTTTGGAGGTGTATCTGCCAGACATGTGTTTCTATCCACTACTAAAATGATCGTTTATGTTCCTGAGATTACTTCACCATGTCCAATCACTATAGTTTTATCCTCTGGGAATATAACGACTGAACTATTCACACCAATCATACCATCTTTTCAAAGCATTTCAACTACAGAGGGTCAAATGGGAGAAACTGTAACGCTTTACGGTTCTAATTTAGCGTCCATAGACTATGTTCTTTTTGATAAGTATAATGCTGAAATTATTGTCCCAAATGGTAGCATACGAACCAATAACTCTATTACTTGTGTCTTACCTTATGGAGTAGGAACCACTCAGATTTATTTAAAAGATAAATACGGGAATAGTCTATTTGCAAGCAATTTCACATATATTTCAGAGGTTTCTACATTTAAAGAATTGTCTGAAACACCTATTGCAGTGTCCCATGATATTTCGAATCATCTTTTATATGTCTCTATGGGAACACATATTACGGTTATTCCCTCGGATGGAACAAACAATCTTGTGATAGAATTACCAGGATCCATGCAAATCACGGGTATTGCGGTACACAATGGAAAAATATACATGGCAGTACCTGGTTCTAATACACAATCTATATGGACGTACAATATATCTTCGAAAACCTTTTCGTCCTTTTATTCATGGAATGGTGCGGTTATTCCACAAGTAGTAAAAATATACAAGGATAAACTATATGTGATTTCAAATGCAACTTCTGAAACAAGCGATACAATCCATGTATTAAATTTAAATGGTGCTGTATTATACTTAAGAAATTATAGCGGTGTTTGGTTAAAAGGAATTGGATTTTATCTAGATTTTATATTTGTATCTATCACCTCTAAATATACAAGTTCACTTATCGGAAAGATTTGGAAATTGGATTTGTCCGCGACTATTCTAGATTCTAATTTTATTTCCGACATAAATAATCCAATTGATTTAACCTGTGTGGGGAACTATTTATTTATAGATGGTCCTACCATTCTTCAATACAATATTGAAAATCCTACTGAACCTGTTGCAACCTATTCTACCCCCGAAAGTAATTACAACGCGATTGTTCAAGGATTAAATGATAATCTAGAACCGGTGCTTTACATATCAAATATATCTAACAATACACTGGAGAGTATCGTTTCTCCTCCCACGACAACCTCCGAGATTTCTTTCTCTACAATAACTCCATCCTATGGTCCCGCCAAGACAAGAGTGAAGATAACTGGAGAGAACTTTTTATCCGGCATAAATCAATCTAGGATTCAGTCGATTCAATTTAACGGGATCCCTGCAACAGGGGTGTCAGTTGTATCCTCTACGCAACTATACTGTGATGTTCCTGCAGGAACTGGATCAGCAACCTTAAAAATCATAGACTCTTACAATAGAGAACTTGTAACTACACTTTCTTTTGAATATGAAAATCCTGTCTTAACTTCTTACTTTCCTAGGGAAGGTTCAGAAAACGATGAAATGGTCATTGAAGGATTACATTTGGATCAAGTGATAGATGTCTTGATCGGAGAGAACTCCGTGAAAGAGATTGTCTCTGTGAGTGAAGATTTTACAGAAATGACAGTAAAAATACCTGCGGGTTTCAGTAGTAACCGAGTGCGTCTAATTGATTCAAACAATAATCGTATAGATAATACTGCGATAGACTATACATTTAACTATCTTGGAAGCATAGAGGGTTACTTTAATGACGGTTATTACCAAAGTATGAGTGTATTTTACAAGACCGTTCGATTAAATCAAGTGACAATGCCCAATTTTAGATTAGATTTAACTGCAGACAGAGTAGTAGGAAGTGTTGGGTTTGGTTATGTGTTTTATTCCGACGAACATTTTACTGAGCAAATCGGACAATCTCCTACATGGTCCATTGTTCAAGGAGTCAATCCATTCCAAATAGTGACCGAAAAAATGTATGCGATAGGAAAATTATCGTTTCTTCCTGGAAGTCGTGTGGATTTTTCATCTTTTAAAATTAATGGAATAGATCAAATTCGTGCAGGAACCGGATCTCTTACCATCAACGTGCCACCCCTCTCTTTCGTGGAAAGTAAGGTAGGCGAATATCAATACTATTCTATGCCATTCAACCATATTACCGATCCATCGTTTAAGATAGAAATCATATCACAACCCACAACAGGCAGTGTCTTTTTTGGATATGTGCATGAAACAAGTTCCACGATGACCACCGTGGTTTCTAAGACATTTATCTCATCCGGTAAATATGTCATTCCTCACGGTAATATTACACAGGATTCGGTCATGGGTCGGTTTATGTTAGCACCGGGTAGTAGAATAACCTTAAGCAGTTTCAAAGTGAATGGTGTGGAACAACTCCTAAAAGGACCAATTACATTTCAATCTCAATCACAAACTAAAAGTGTATTACGAAGTGCGATTTGCTTTCCTTCAGATACCTATGTAAAAACAGACCAAGGAAAAGTAGAAATACAAAATCTGGATCCTACCATCCATACATTACAAGGTAAGACTATAGTTGCGATTACAGACACCTATTGCATCGATGATGAATTGGTATTGATAGAAAAGGATGCACTACGAAAGAATTATCCAACACAAGATACTTTGATTAGTAAACGTCATAAAATTTATTATCGCGGTAAAATGAAAGCGGCGCAACGTCTAGTTGGGAAATATAAAGGAGTTTCTTTTGTGCCATATAAGGGAGAAAAACTATACAATGTATTACTTGAAGAATATGGGAGAATGAGTGTTCATGGTATGTTATGCGAGACATTACATCCTGCGAATCCAATTGCAAAACTTTTTATAAAAAAAATATAATGCTATTCTATGTCCGTAAATTACGTACTACTTGTGGATAAAAATATTCCGGATTATCAAACATTTACATCTCTTGTCAATAGCGTAACAACGCCTATTCTCTATTCTATAGAAACTACGAGAATAGGTATTCAATCTGTATTAAGCAATATGAATAAAATAGATCGTTTGTGCATTGCAAGTGAAAATATAGAACCCTTTGTAGAAGGGTTTACCTTTTTACAAAGTGAAGAATTGTTTGTTAACTTGATAAACGCGCATCAGATCACCCATATAGATTTCATGGTATTAGATATAGGTAATGATCCATTATGGAATAGTTTTTTCAATCGATTGATTAACCGAACAGGCGTGATTGTAGGTTTTCCAACCGATAAAATTGGATATTATAGAAATGGGATTACATACATCCCTTCGACGTATTCAGATTCTTCTAATTTTAATACGATCTATTTTTCAGATCAATTAAGTGAACCTAACTATAAGTCTTTATTGGGTTACTCTCAATTATATTCTTTTAATAGATCTATTATAGTTGTAAAAGAAGATGGAAATCTATGGGGAAAAGGAGAAAACCCTCTATTTTCGCTAGGTATTGGAAATGACAATAGAAGATTTACTTCAAATGATTGGGTCAACATTACCATGCTTAATCCATCCTTCTTAAATAAAAAGGTCTCTTATATTTATACCACGAATACAAACAGTTTAATTTTGTTTACAGACAATACATTATGGTTTGCAGGAACTTTTCCAGGAAGTTCAGTAAATAATCAAGATTCTTATATCAGCATGTATTTTACACAAATTACGACAAATATGGGTATTATCAATAAAATGTATGGATCTTCCAAATGTTTATTTGTTCTAAGCGCGGATGGTTCTGTATGGGTATGGGGAAAACATATGACAACAGGCGGATATGATTCGGGAATAAATTTTATAAAAATTAATCAGATTGAAAGAATACGACAGGTATCATGTGGAGTCACTATAGCAGTTGCACTCACTCAGTCGAATCAGTTGTATTTTATTACAGAAAATCTTAATTTTACAACTGTAACTCAAAATAACGATTTTACGAGTAGACAAATAAAAATGATTGTAAATGGGTCTTCATATACAGCGGCACTTATGACAGATGGTTCTATCTGGTTCGCTCTTTATACCAACAATCTTTTTTATAATGTAGTTCCTTCTACAGATATAAATAGACCTGTTTCCATTTACATGAACCCAACGGATTCATTATATGGTATGGATACGCTATATGTCATCCGAACAAATGATATTTATGTAGCGGGTATAGAATATACGAACTATTTTCTAAATCAGACCAGATTTTTCTATAGAAAAACAAACACAAACTCGATCCCCCTCGATCTTTCTCTTGTTACGACAGGATATGCTTTTGGCGGAGACTTTATCCTACAAAATAAGAATAAACTATACGGAAATGCTGTAAGATATAAAGTACAAAATCTTTTTCAAGTATTAGATGTAGATGTGTCACAAATACCCATGGTAAAAACAAAACCAGAGGTGACCCTTGATAGAATGGACTATAGTGGAGAACCCGGAATAGTGAATACAATCACAGGAAAAAACTTAATCTATATCCAATCTATAAAAATTGGAACAACCGAATGTGTGATTCAATCACAATCTTATAATACCATTCAATATGTCGTCCCAGAATTAAAAGGAAACTTGCCCATTCTTTTGTTAGATCATTACTCAGAACCCATCATGTTAAAAAATGAATCAAGTATTTTTTACTATACTGCAGACCCTAGGATAAATAAACAGATTGGAATGATGAATCATTCGGTCACATTCACAGATACTTCTAATATGAATATTGGAGCAATTTATTTTGGATCTACAAATGCAGAGATTGTCGCCAGAACAACCAATACAGTGACGGTTACTGTACCACCTGGAACAGGAACTGTAAACATATCATTTAAAGATCCCAACAATACAACAATTATAACTCTGACTCCATTGGTGTTTCATTACATCACGGTAGATTCATTATCGCAAAATAATGTATATGAGGGTATCCAAGTGACTATTACTGGAACCAACTTTTTATTGGAAGGATTGAATAATTCTACTATTGGTATGGTGATGATAGGAAATAAAGCGGTAAACCGCACAATTACGAACAACCAAATTGTATTTACTGTCCCAGAAAATACTGAAACGACTCATGGACCATTTCCTTTGTCCATTGCTTCTACTTTGAATGGCGTTTCTACTCTTTTATCATTAAGTAATAGTGCCACTATACTAAAACCTTTTATTTACTATGCTCCTTACATCCAAGATATAAATCGTTACCTTCGATATAATTCTACTTTTAGTATTTATGGATCCAATATTCACCTTATAGATACAGTTACAATTGGTGGAAAACCATGTACCATTATAAGTAGAGAAGGCACAATTCGTTGTAACGTATTAGTACCTTTGCCAACAAATGTCGGTCCTGTAGAATATAGTATTCTAGACAGTTACGGAAATGAAGCGTTACGTGCAAACAACTTACTTACCCCAGAATATGATCATGTGTTATGTAATCGTATATCTAACACCTATCAAACACAAGGGTCCAGCATAACCTTATCAGGACAAAACCTATATCTTACCCATACGGTTCATTTTGGTGAAACACTTGCACCCCTAATCAGTCGTAATTATCAAGACGTGATTGTTACAGTTCCACCAGGTTCTGGAGATGTTGTTATAAAGATTACGGATGAGTATGGAAATATAATAAACGGTCCAACTTTTAGTTATATCACAATCAATGCCTTAAGTCCTTTGGCAGGAACTATCAATACTCCAATCACTCTTATAGGAACAAACTTATTACAAATTGGTAATTCATTACTCAATAGTAGTCAACTTTCGGTCATTAACAAATCAAATACATCCGTCATATTCAGAACACCCGCTGGAGAAGGAACCGCTACGATATTCTTAAAAGATCTGTCTAACAACACTCTATCTTTAAGTAACAGTTCTACCTTCACATATCAGAATACAACTATTACCAATATGGTGCCTAATTTTGGGCAATCCGGAAGTATTGTTACTATAAATGGATTAAACTTATCAAATACATCTACAATTACCTGCGGTAATACTTCTGTAAATGCATCTTTCACAAAGACAAATACATCGGTTCTATTCACAATTCCAGAAAATCTAAATAATTTTTCGGTTTCCATGACCGATTTTTTTGGTAATACGCAATCAGTCGGTTCTGTTTTCTCTGTTCCTAGACTTTTAAATGTTACACCTTTTCAAGGTCCAACTGGAACAACCGTCACTTTGGTAGGTGTTGATATGTTAAATGTATCAAGTGTATTGTTCGGTTCTTATCCTGCAACGATTATTCCATCTAGTTCTAACACGTCGTTGATCGTGACTACCCCACAAGGTAGTGGTCTTAATGCTCCTGTAAATTTAGTATTGACCGATATAAGAAATAATAATATTCCAACCACAATTAGTTATTACTATGAGAACACTGCAACCATTACAGGTATGAGTCAAAACTATGGAAAAATAAATACGGTGATTACTTTTACCGGGACCAATTTTCTTGTTATAGGAGGTTCAAATGAAATATTTATACGTTTTGGAGAGTTTATAAAAGGAACAAATGCAAATGGTTCAAACATTGTGGATTGTTTAGCGTTTGGGTTCGGAGTAACGATTCATAATAATACAACGATGAGTTTTACCATTAAAAATGGTTCATCTTCTGCAACGGGTGATACCCTTGTTCCGATTACTATACAGAATGGAAATAACTATATTCCTTTTTCGATTTCCAATCAGTTTACCTTACAATTACCCGTGGTCACATCCATTAGTCATAGATTTGCCGAAAATATCATTATTCAAGATGGAACGGATCTTATCATCCGCGGAAAAAACTTTGACTCTTTAAATGATATCTCGATAGTCGGAACACCTGGAAATGGACAAACCGCAACAAAAACAGGGTTTACCTTCACAAGCGATACGATTACAGTAAAAAATGTAAGGTTTAATTCTAATATTACATTCTGTCCACGTATTTATTTGTATATGAATTGGGGTCAGGATTTACCTGATACTAGACCTCAAGAATCTGTGGCAACCGTTTCTTTCCCAGTACACCCATCCGCAAGTGTAACCCTTAAAAATAATACAACTAACATCTATGTATATGCATCTATACCGGTTGAAGTGGTCAATTTATCTACGATGAATATTACATTAGGTGGAGACGATATAATCCCTGATACGATACGTAATAATTCTACGTATGATTCTTTTGCGAATATCGATCTTATAAAAAGAAATAATCCAGCTGGAGAGATCGTCTTTCTCGCAACGGATAAAACATACGGATATACTGTGTTTTCACGGACATTAACTGTAGTAAGAGCAACCATCTTGTCTATTACCGATGAAGATTGGAATGGTAATCCAACGGTATCTACTGCTCACTATTTATATGATGGTATGAGAATTACCATTAATGCCCAATACTTAGATTATGCATTTAAAGTCAAAGTGGGTGGTATAGATTGTCCATATGAATCATGGCGTAGTAATTATATTCGTGTAAGGGTTCCACCGCCTCCAGTTGGCACAGATTATACTACAATTGAAATTATAGAATCAACGATTCCATTATCTTTAAGGGTGAATGATTTTGATGATTCAGATGCGTCTACGTCTTTTCCAGTAAGATATGTAAGAGAACCGGTGATTTATGAAGCATATAGACTCACGGATAGTGGACTTAGAATTAATGGTGTTACAGGTAAAAACAACGGTGAGTTTGTCATTGTAGGTAAATATCTAGAAGGAACTGACCTATATCAAAGAAATAAAAACTTAACAACTAAAGTAAATAAAATTTCAGCGATTAATAGCATAATTTCTGATATTCCAGATTATGGAGATGGACGAAATATAAATACCATTATTGTAAGACCCTATTCTAATAATTTCAATGTTGCAACCGATGTATTTACATTTACACGATATGTAAATGATGCAATTGATCCTTATTATGACTCCTACACTCCGAAAGGGTCTGCATCGGTCACCTATAATATCCTATATCCAACGATTACAGAGGTAAATCCTACATCCGCCTATAGTGGAAGTCGTGTCAAGTTTATAGGAACTAATTTAACTACAATCGATACGTTTAATGCTTATAAAAGTTTAAGTATAAACGAACCCTTTAAAGATTTATTCAGTGATTCAACCATGTATATACAAACAGATTTTTTAGAATCATATCCGATTACGAGTGGAGGAATCGCGGTTCCTTATACATTTACCCTTAAAACTACCCGATCTGCTGCACCTACGATAATTACCCTTCCAAATAAAGATAATTCCAATGGATTATCTGTGACGATTACAGGCACTGGTTTCACAAATATTAATAGAATTAGAATAGGTCTTCTGCAGAAAGATTTATATTTTGAACTAATTAACAACACAACTATTCTCATAAAGATGATGTTAATGAATGAAACAGGAGAGTATGATGTTAACCTTTTTAATCACGATAATTATGTCACTCATACTTTTAAAATGACCTATCTAGATCCTATCTTCACTACTTTAACATTTACCAACTCGACAAATGGACAATTAGTAACCATCAATAATTCTAATACAATCAATCAGTCTTATGACTATTCGTCCCAATATATTACAGCAGGATTTCAAGACTATCAATTGGTAAGAATCAACGGCGCGAAAATTAAATCTAATAGTTATTTTAGAGTTATTTTTGACACTTATGATAGTAGTTATAACCAAGTTGATCGTTTAATGTTTTTTATTGACTCTAAGTTCTTTAATAGATATAGTAATAGACTTGGCGCGTGGCAATATGATGTGCCAATTTCTACACTTGATCCACGTAGTTTATTACAGGGTGATATACTTCCTATCACTATTACCGATACCTATATTGAGTTTAATATGCCTGTTCTAAGTGGCATCAACTTGGACCCTTACCAATATATGAAAGTAATGCTCACAAACGAGATGGAGGTGTCTAGTCCTACAGATCCAAACGCGGATGGTCGTGTGAGATTCTTTTATTTTATTAACTATACCAATCCATCTATTTCTACCATTTTGCCTTTAACCGGTCCAGAGAATGAACTCATTACGATACAGGGTAAAAACTTGTCTAACAATATAAATATCTTATTTAACAATGAATTGATTGTTCCTTCTATCTCGCAAAATGCGATACAAACACCTCAACCGGTTGAGATTATGAATCTTCCTGGATTTATTTATACCTATACAGAATCAACCATTCAATTTAGAGTTCCACCAGGTAGTGGATCCGTTCCAATTGTCATTACGGATGGGTTATATTCTAAAACTTATACTTATGTTTATCCATATCCCAGTTTTACATCTATTACGCCTACAAGTGGACCTAATGGTCAGATTGTCTCCTTAAATGGTCATTACATGACAGAAAATGCAATTATAAAAATCAATGGTAGTAACATTTCATCTGAAGACTACACTTCTAAATCTAGTTCATCTATTGTGTTTACAATGCCAAATGAGACAACCTCATCTACAGTGACAATCACTGTTTTGGATACGGTTTTAGAAATAGAATATCAACAAGATTTCACTTTTTTGTATAAACAACCCACTTTTACAAGTATCACCCCGAATAGTGGACCAAATGGAAAAATAGTTACTTTAAGTGGAGCGAATATGACTCCGAATGCAACGATTCAGGTAAATGGAACCAATCTTTCTTTATCTAACTATTTATCCAAAAGTAGTTCTTCAATCATATTTACGATGCCAAGTTCAGTAGAATTAACTGCAACCATTACCATAGTGGACCTCCAATTTGATCAAGACTTCTTGTTTAATTATCAAAATCCTACTATTTATACAATAGAACCTTTAACTGGTCCTGATGGACAATTGGTCACAATTACCGGTAATTATTTTACAAGTAATGCAACAATTACATTCAATGGTAATATCCTATCTACTTCTTTACGCACGAGTTCACGAATAGAATTTATAGTTCCTGCTGGTTTTGAGTCTGCACCTTTGGTAATTAACGATAACAGTTTACAAGAAGAATACATTTTCCAGTATCCGCCAACAACATTTGAAGAGATCTTTCCTACAAGTGGACAAAACGGACAATTAATTACCCTAACGGGTTCTTATATGAGTGAGAATACTAAAATATTTATAAATAATATACGGGTCTATCCTTCATCACAAACCAAGACATCACTCGTGTTTACAATGCCAACAGGAAATAACGTCCAACTTATACGATTTGAAGATACGAACAACGAGAATACCTATATCAACGAAATACCTTTCCAATACAAAAACCCTGATTTTTTTACTATCACGCCTAGTAGTGGATTCCCTGGACAAGTCGTCACAATCCAAGGTATGTATATCACAAACAATGCGACGGTGAAAGTAAATGGTGTAAGTTTACCAACAACGATAGACCCAAGAGGCGAATATATACGCATCACTATGCCAACATCAGATACTATGACATTGATGTTTGACGTATCAGACAGTTCGATTCAAAAAACTTATCTCTTTACCTATCTTGTTCCAGACCCTGTCTTTTCATCGTTGACCAATCGAATATTCTCCATTGGAAAAGTAAACCGTATTCAGGGATTGAATATTACTCCTGGCGTAAATGTAAAAATAAATGGCACTGCATTGTCACTTTTATCTAAATCAAGCACGTCAGTTGCTTTTTCTGTTCCCTCGAATATAACACAAGGGGATGTAGTTGTTTCCGATGGCACGATTGAACGCACATTTACAGCATCCTATCTAACTACTCCAGTGACTTTTTTTAACGATGGATATTATCATTACATAAATCTATACTCAGATGAAATACATACGAATGACTTACAAATCTATATGAATGTGGTTTCTGTTACAGGTAGTGTTGGATTTAATTTCTTGACCTATACAGACGCTTTATTTACCACATTAGAAGAAACTTCTTCTATGATTGAGTTAGTGAGTGGTGAATATGGTTTTGTATTACCTGCGTCTAATAAATATGCTGTAGCAAGATTATCATTATTACCAGGTAGTAGTATAATATTATCGTCCTTTCAAAGGAATAGAGTAGAACAGGTGCAAGGCACGATGACCTATTCTATACCCACTGTGAGATTTCTATCCTCAAGAAACAATACCATCTCTTATCGTTCGCTAATATTGGGACAAATATCAAATCCGTTATTTCGTATCGAAATGACTGTTAAATTAATAAAAGGACGTGCCATTTTCAATTATTTTCATTTTACGGACAACACCTATACTACTGTTTCCACAAAATCAACAGACGTTGTTGTTAAATTAAATAATAATATCTTTACAATTGATCGTAACTCTTCTTTTGTAGTTTCACGTATCACATTGACACGAGGGACTAATTTGATACTGTCTTCATTTAAAATAAATAACGTGGAACAATTGTCAGGTGATCTTAATTGGGTAATACCTTCCGCTAGAACAGCACCTGCAAATGGTTATCCGATTGGAACGTTGGTGAGAACCGATAGTGGAGATGTTCCAGTTGAAAATCTTGTGCCAGGAGTGCATACCCTAAAAGGGAAGTCTATTGCATCCTCTACTCTTTCATTTGACCAGACAGAGGTATTGGTTGCTATCCAACCCGATACTCAACTTCCAATTTCTAAATATTTAGTATGGTTATAAAATTGATATGAATATAAAAGAATATACTTGTTTAAAAAATGCTTGCTCAGAAAAACGCTCACCCTCGTGACCAAGATATTGAGTTCCAAGAGGAGGGACATATTTATACGATTCGTGGAGACAAATACTACAAATCCTGCACTACCTGGTTAAAATCTTTATTTGAAAAGTTTAACGCAGATGCGATTGTAGATAAAATGATGAATAGTCCAAATTGGGAAACAAGCAAGTATTTTGGTATGACCAAGCAAGAAATTAAGCAATTGTGGAATGAAAATGGAAAACGTGCAGCAGAGTTTGGAACATGTATGCACAAACATATTGAAGAATTTTACAATGGAAAGGATCTACCCGATGATCTCACACCTGAGTTGTTGTCCTTTGTAAAATTCTATGAAGATCATTCACATTTAACACCATTCCGAACAGAAATGATGATCTTTGATGAAGATCTACGGATTTGTGGTTCTGTTGATATGCTGTTTCAGAATGACGATGGAACGTTTAGTATTTACGACTGGAAGTTTGCGAAAGAAGTTCAAACACATTCTTATGGAAAAAAGGCACTGTTTCCCATAGAACATTTGAATGATTGCAATACCGTTCATTATACCGTCCAACTGAATCTATACCGTGTGATCTTGGAACGGAAGTATGGTTATGTCATTCGAGACATGAATCTAATCTTTATGCATCGGGATTTAGGTGATACGTATATCAAGTTTCCAGTAGCGTCTATGGATATGGACCCGATTCTGGCATTACGTATCAAGCAAATACATTAAATGTGGATCATTCTGAAAAAATAAAGGAAGAATAAAAAGGAATATATTCTATGACAATTCTCTATTGGTTCTGTTTTTTTCTAGAAAATGTTAGGGATGATCCCATTTCAACCGTAGACTCTTATGAATTGGATGACAAACCTATATACAACTACAATGAACCTATCTATAAATACCATGAACCTATCACACTTTATGATTCGGAAGTTTTAGATTACTTCTTATTTGATGAAGAGTCAGGCGACATTCACTTATTATAAAATATAAAAGATAAATGGAGTAAAAAAAGAAACATAAAAATGGAGCGCCATGTGAAATATAATCCACTTTTTATTTTTGAGTGAATATAAAACAATTTCAATCGCATAGAATAAGAAAACACATAACACTACATGTATACCGACTGCTCTACAATATTCATCATAATAACAGAGTGTATTCATGTAAAAATACACACCGATACATTTACATAAAAACATGTCTAGGTCTCTTACCCATCCATAGTCAGGTTTTCGCCAGAAACGAATGGAAGATAAAAACAGAACAAACATAAATAAAAAGGTCTTGTAATCCTGATAATAAAAGGAGACAAGTGAAGATAAACCTATTAAGTAACTCGAATAATAGAGATACTTTGAATAATCGTAAGGTATAGGCATTTTACACGCATCCATTATACATTCTTTTTTATAAAATTACCAGCATAGGAACGAAAAGGTATATATTGCGATTCTTTAAAAAGAATGATGTATAAAATCAATATGGTGTATTTTTAAAGGAAATCTTTATAATTAAGATAACAAGATCTGCATAAAGGAATATACGCATTTGCGTCCAAGAGAATTTGTTGTTGGTCCTTCGTGATCCGCTTGGAAAACACAGATGGATTGGAACACTGTTGACATTTCCCTTTAAGTTTTTCAACCGTGTCACATAAAGGAATTATCTGAAGTATTTGACCTATCGGATTTCGCTGAAAATCACCGTCTAATCCAAATAAATATAGGGTAAGCGATTCATTTTTTTTCACAAAATCCAATAAGTCCGGAAAGAATTGCGCCTCGTTGATGTAAAGAATCTGGGCATTTCCAGTATATCTATGCAAATGGGACAGTTTCATACATGGAGCAGGTTCATCATCATGTGTGACAAGAGTTCCAGGTGTCTCATCCATGTCTGCATAGTCTAAAATTTGACCGCCCTTTTCTAGATAAAGGTTCAATAGTTTGGTCGTTTTACCCGCATACATCGGACCGAGATAAAGATGAATCATTTTAAAGTATCTTCTATCATAGGATTGGGATCAATTTTTATGGTGTCTGTATTCATAGATTGAAGTTGTGCATCTACTTCACTTTGTAAGATTCGTTTTGGTAGGGGGTCAGAACCTGGATAAACCACATGGGGTGGAGAGGACCATTCTAGATAGGGCAGTGCTTTGGTTGTAGGACGTTCTAACATCAGCAACGTTTCCAATGCAGATTTTCTTCGTTCTAAAGGGTCTTTATGGGAAACTTTACGGGAGAGTTGCTTCCAACGCCATTCAAACTGGAGACATGCTTGCCAATCAGGAAATCCTTCTACATAACAGTAACATGTCCATGATTGACCAGAAACTACTTTTCGTGATGTTTGACGGGCGCCCCCTACCAATTCCTTATTGTGTTGTCTAATACGATGGTGTAGATCCACCGTTGCACCGATATAGGTAGATCTATCTGTAGAGATGAGACAATAAACATACATATATTGAGAGGAGAATTATAGGATTATATTATTTTTCAATAGTATAATGAAATATCTTCTTCTAGTGAGTCGCGACGTTCCCGATTTTCAAGTATTTGTAGATTCTGCCAACCAAGATACTCTCGCGGTGGTTTATTCGTCTTCCATGACCCAAGCAGAACTTCTGGAAAAGATCCAACCTTCTTCTTTAGAACGATTGGCGATCGTGACTCGCAAGGAGGATCGTTTCATTGACCGTAAACCTATTCCAAAGAGTACAATGTTTCAATCTTTGATAAAAACTTTAGGAATCAAGACGGTGGATTTTTTAGCGTGCAATACATTAACCGATCCTCTTTGGAAAAAGTTTTATACCTCTTTAGAGAAGTCGGGTGTCTCAGTTGGGGCATCTAACGATCGAACTGGAAACCTGAAGTATGGTGGTAACTGGATCATGGAAAAAACAGGTCAAGACATTGAAACTTTATATTTTAACAAGTCTATTAAATACTATACCTATTTATTGGACGACGGTTCTTCAACTTTTTTTGTGAAATCAGAAGGACTTTATGGTGCAGGATTTAATTATTATAATCAGATTGGTATACCTTCTACAAACACTAACACGGTTGACGTATTTATGCCTGTCAATATAGAAAAAAATGGTATACCTGTTACTAAAAAGGTGGTTCAGATTTCTAATGGATCTAATCACACGATGGTTCTTCTTGAAGACGGATCGTTATGGGGGACAGGGTTTAATTCTTCAGGACAGTTAGGCATACCTTCTACAAACGTTATCAAGAATTCAGTGGAGGCATTTACGCAGATACCTTTCAATAAAAAAGTAGTTCAGGTTTCTTGTGGATCTGGACACACCGTGGTCGTACTTGAAGATGGAACGTTATGGGGAGCAGGAGACAAATATCAGTTAGGTTTACTTGATATAGAAGGAGATGTAGATACATTCACGCCCATCATTATAAAAGAGGGTAATATACCTATTACTAAAAAGGTGGTTCAAGTTTCTTGTGGAAATTATCATACCATGGTTGTGCTTGAAGACGGGACGTTATGGGGTATAGGCGATAATTACTCAGGAGAGTTGGGTATACTTACTACAGAAGTATATGCATTCACTCTCATCGTTATAAAAGAGGGTAATATACCTGTTACTAAAAAGGTGGTCCAGGTTTCTTGTGGATTTGGACACACCATAGTTATTCTTGAAGATGGATCGTTATGGGGGACAGGAGTAAATGATTCAAGACAGTTAGGCATACCTTCTACAGACCTCGTCTGGAACACAGTGGAAGTATTTATGCGCATCATTATTAAAGAAAATACTATTCCTGTGACTAAAAAGGTGGTCCAGGTTTCTTGTGGATTTGGACACACCGTAGTTTTTCTTGAAGATGGAACGTTATGGGGCGCAGGAGATAATTCTATGTGTCAGTTAGGTTTACCTACAAGCAATAGCAATGCGGATGTTTTTACACCCCTCATCCTAAAAAAAGAAAATAATCCTGTGACTAAAAAGGTGGTTCAGGTGTTTTGTGGAAATAGTCATACCGTGGTTCTACTGGAAGACAGGACATTATGGGGAACAGGGTCCAACGGTGGAAGACAGTTGGGTATACCTCCTACAAGCAATGGAAAGGTGGAAGTATTCACTCAAATTGCACAAGATGTTTTGTATATGAACACGTTGTTGATTAAAGTATCATCTCAAGTGAGTTCCATACCTCGCATCAAAAGCGAAATTTGTTTTCCTGCAGGGTCTCTGGTCCATACCGATCAGGGGGTCGTAGAAATCCAAAAACTGGATAAAGAAATACATACTCTAAACGGGTTTCAAATGGTTGCATTGGTAGAAACCTATTGCATGGATCAAGAGTTGGTTTTCATTGAAAAAGATGCGTTACAGTTAAATTATCCGAGTCAAGATACTCTCATTAGTAAGCGCCATAAGATCTTGGTTCAAGGTTCTATGACCTCAGCGCAACGTTTGGTAGGACATTATAAAGGTGTCTCATTCGTTCCTTACCGAGGTGAGAAACTTTACAATGTTCTGTTAGAAGAATATGGCATCATGAACGTGCATGGTATGATATGCGAAACATTACATCCTGTGAATCCGGTTGCGAAGTTATTCACTACTACCTTTGTGGTTCCATCTATTGCTGTATAATATTAGATCCTTCATGGATCTGGATATATTTAGAATATGTTATAGAATTATATTATTTTGAAATAGTATAATGAAACACCTTCTTCTCGTGAGTCGGTGTGTTCCAGATTTTCAGGTATTCGTGGATGCTGTCAACCAGGATACTCGTGCAGTTGTTTATTCTCCTTCTATGACCCAGAATGAACTCCTGGAAAGCATTCAACTGACTTTTGTAGAACGATTGGTAATTGTCTCTAGGAAAGAGGATCTATTCATTGACCACAAACCCATCACTGAATCTGTATCGCTGTTTCAAACTTTGATACAAACTTTAGGAATCAGTACCATAGACTTTCTTGCATGCAATACCTTGTTAGATCCTCATTGGACCCAATTTTACAATTCTTTACCCGTCGTAGTTGGCGCATCCAACGATCTCACCGGAAACCTGAAGTACGGCGGTGACTGGACCATGGAAAGCACAGGACAAGACATTGAACCGGTATATTTTAACAAGTCTATTAAATATTATACATACTTATTGGATCGGGGTTCTTCAACTTTATTTGTGAGTTCAGAAGGACTTTACGGAGCAGGATTTAATAATAATAGACAGTTAGGTATACCTTCTACAAACGATGCCGCCAAGACAGTGGAGGTATTTATGCCCATCGTTATAAAAGAGAATAATATTCCTGTGAGTAAAAAAGTGGTTCAGGTTTCTTGTGGAGATAGTCACACAGTGGTTATACTTGAAGACGGGACGTTATGGGGGACAGGGTATAATAGTTATAGACAGTTAGGTATTCCTTCTACTGATGTGGACGTATTTACTCATATACCTATTACTACAAAGGTGGTTCAAGTTTCTTGTGGAAAATATCATACCGTGGTTATACTTGAAGACGGGACGTTATGGGGTGCAGGGTATAATAATTATAGACAGTTAGGTATTCCGTCTACAAACAATGACGCCAATACAGTGGAAGTCTTTATGCCTATCGTTATAAAAGAGAATAATATTCCTGTGAGTAAAAAAGTGGTTCAGGTTTCTTGTGGAGATAGTCACACATTGATAGTGCTTGAAGATGGAACATTATGGGGAACACCACTTAGTCAATTGGGTATACCTTCTACTGATGGGGGGGTATTTACGAAGATACCACTCACTAAAAAGGTGGGTCTAGTTTCTTGTGGATCTAGACACGCATTGATCGTGCTTGAAGATGGAACGTTATGGGGTGTGGGGGGTAATAGTAATAGTCAGTTGGGTATACCTTCAAACCGTTCCTTGGTGGAAGTATTTATACCTATCATTCTAAAAGAGAATACTATTCCTGTGAGTAAAAAAGTGGTTCAGGTTTCTTGTGGAGATAGTCACACAGTGGTTATGCTTGAAGATGGAACATTATGGGGTGCAGGGTATAATGGTTATGGACGTAATTTGTTAGGTATACCTTCTACAAACGGTCCCAATGTGGATGTATTTACAAAGATACCTTTCACAAAAAAGGTTGTTCAAGTATTTTGTGGATATTTTCACTCAGTTGTTCTTCTTGAAGACGGGACGTTATGGGGTGCAGGGGATGTGGGAATACCTACTACAATTAATGACAATATCAATGGATTCAATCAAATTGCAGAAAATGTTTTATTTATAAACTCTTTGATCATTACGCCTCCGCCGTCGCCACCATCTCAAGTGAGTTCCATACCTCGCATCAAAAGCGAAATTTGTTTCCCTGCTGGGTCTCTGGTTCATACCGATCAAGGATTTGTAGAAATACAGCAGTTAGATAAGTATTTGCATACTATAAACGGGTTCAAAATGGTTGCATTGGTAGAAACCTATTGCATGGATGAAGAGTTGGTTTTGATTGAAAAAGATGCGTTACAGTTAAATTATCCGAGTCAAGATACTCTCATTAGTAAACGTCATAAGATCTTGATTCAAGGGTCTATGACCTCAGCGCAACGTTTGATAGGACATTACAAAGGTGTCTCATTCGTTCCTTACCGAGGTGAGAAACTTTACAATGTTCTGTTAGAAGAATATGGCATCATGAACGTGCATGGTATGATATGCGAAACATTACATCCTGTGAATCC